AAAGACGGTGTACTATTTGTTGAAGGTAAGAAAAAGGAAAGCGAAGAAGATGCTAAATATCTGCACAAAGGTATTTCAGCTCGCGCCTTCCGTCGAAGCTTTACTCTAGCTGATACAATCGTTGTACGTACCGCTGACTTAAGTCAAGGTATTCTTACAATTGATTTAGAGAATGTTATTCCTGAAGAGAAAAAGCCTCGTAAAATTCAAATTGGTAGTTTTGAAAAACAACTCCTAAATGAATAAATAAACTTGCGGGCGATGATTACCGTTTTATAGTCCGCACTGGGGAGCGCAAGCTCCCCTTTTTTATTTTGGCATGCCGTATGCGTCACCACCGTTTAGTATATCGCCGAGTGGCCCTAATACTTGTACACTTGTGGCTTGGTTGCCAGCATGAGTACTGTAAGTATCGCCACCAATAAAGGTAGGTGAATTTTGGAAAATAATAACAGGGCTATCTTTAATTGCGCCTGATGCAATACCTTCAGCCATTTTGGCATTAAACGCTGCAGCACCACTTTTCATTGGTGTAATACCATTTAGTATACCCATCTCGACAAGATCATCGACATATTTGCCTGCCATATCCTGTACATTTTTTGCTCTAGAACCTCCAACTAATTCTTTCCATTTATCCATAGATGCTAGAGCTTCAGTTGGATTATAACCTTTAGCGTCTAAATCATAAAATGTATCTTTAGCAAAATCTTCTAAGAATTCATCTATCCATTCATCACGCGATGCGCCATACTTACGAGAAATATCAAATCTTTCATTTTCGCGTGATCTTGCAAATGCTAGAAGCTCTTCCATAGCACCTTGTTTACCATTCATAATATCTTGCACAATTCTATCGCGTTGAGCAGAATTAATACCACCGCCGTCCGTTGGCAGTCTTTCTTGGCCAAGAGCTTCTATCATTGCTGCTTCTGCTGCAGCTGCTTGACCAATTGCAGCTTCGGACAATGCTAATTGTTGTCTTCTTCTAGATTCTGCTAATGCCTGCGCAACTTTCTGTCTTTCTTGCTCTTCAAGTTGTCTGTTTTCTATATTAGCTTGTTCAATAATAGCTTCAGATTCTGCTATTTGTCTATTAAATTCGTCCGCGGCTTTATCTTTTTGTTTTTTGATCCAACCGTCTATAATACCACCAAGCATAATAGCAGTTGCCGCTACTGCACCGATAAGTGCACCTTTTGGACCAAACATTGCACTTAAACCTAATGCCATGGCTGCGGCATCTGTTAAACCTTCGGCTCCTTCTTCACTTGCTCCAGCTTCTTTTAACCATCCTGCAATTTCATCACCATAATATACTGCTATGCCGGCTGTTGCTAAAGCCAATCCCGCCGGCAATGAAGCTAATCTACCTTTTAATCCAGTACCTCCACCTGCAAGTACACCCGAAACAGCGCCTTTTACGCCGGCTGCGACCAAGCCACCGCCAACTACAGCGCTTACAACATCGTCCACACCAGTTTCATCGATCCATTTAGTGAAATCGTTAATTTTAGTTGATGCGTTATTAACAGCAGATGCAAAAGAAGACCATTTAATGATATTCAATTGGTCAGACATTTCTTTCCAATTAGTATTTTTAATACCATCTACCATGCGGTCAAATCCGCCATCAGTTTGTTCGTTAACATAACCTTTAATAAGATTGTACCCTACGAACAAACCAGCACCAGCCAAAGCCATGTTCTTAATGTTATTTAGATTAAATAGACCATCTATGGTTTTACCTAAACCATCGCCTATTTTATCAATTGTTTCATCAGTTCTACTTTGAGCTTCACTCTGAGAAGTTGGTGGATCTAATTCTTGTAATTGCTCTCGAGTCTCTGCTCTTTCGGCGGCCTCTTGAGCAATCCCGAGTTGGGTGCGCATCATCGATGTTTGTTCGACAATGTTAGTAGAAATAGTATTGAAGATACCTTCGAATCTATCTAGCTGAATTTTAACAGATCGAATAGAGTTGGTACCCGTATTACGAGTCAACTGTCCTTCGGCCTTTAGTCGTTCAATTATAGCCTTCGTCTGTTCTGATAATTCTGCCATTTATTTACTACCTATTGTTCTTTTCGTTTTGTTTTTCTATGTAGTCTACTAGCATTCCAAAATAGATATCTCGTTCATAAGGTATCAGGTCTTCAATTTCTTTTATAGAATACTTATGGTGCTGTACCAAAGCGAATATTTGTTTATAATATTCACCTAAATTGATGTGGCACAGCATTAAGTAAAAAAAGTTCTCAACCCTTCAATTACAAATGTTTTATCATCGCCATTACTGTTAGTGTATTTAATTTCATGACGCAATCTTGGCATGGTCTCAAAAAAGTTTTGAATACCTGCAATTATATCAGTTGATAGATCGCCCATGAATTCGTCAATCTGCTCATCAGAATAATCTTTAAAATCGTACACTTCATCTTCAGATGCGATTTTATCCAAACAAGATACCATAATGAAATAATTAATCAACGGATCTGTAGGATCTAAACCTACAATCTTCATGAATTCATCAATAGTTGGATATCTTAAAAATAACATCCATTCGTCGTTAATTTTAATTTTGTTTGAATGTGATTCGTTCCTAGTGACAGTAATGTTATCAATGTCAATAGCTAATTCTACTTTTTCTTTAGTATCAGGATCGGTAATAGAAAATGTTACTTGGTTATCAACGGATCTTGATCTCAATGCAATTTGGATATATTCTAAATCCATCATTGCTAATTCTGACACGTCTTTATCAATCAAACAATTATTAACAACTTGTTTAATTGCCAAGACTTCTTGCAAAGGATCTTTTGATTCCTGTGCAACAAGTAAGATCTTTTCTTCTTTTACTCTGTACTGACGGTATTTAACTTTTTCGCCAGTTGATGGCAACGTCAACTCAAAAATTGGAAGATCAATTTTAGGTAATCCCATTATATACTCCTAATAAATTAAAAATAACTCTTGATTCTATTACTGATATTATCGAAATCGTTTCTTGCTTTGTTATATGTATTGACCGCATCTTGCACAGATTCAGGAATTAGATTTTGTCCAATAACTTGTCCAATATTGCCAACTGCATTTATTAGACTTAATAAACCATTACCACGGCCAAAGCGAGCTGCAGGATTACCAAATCTTTCGCCTGAATAACGAATAGCGTCATATTGGAAACTTACTGGCAAAACTGAGAAACTATCATTATTTTCCCATGCCAAATCCACATCGCCCATTTGAATAGGAAATGCTTTTTCTAATACAACTTCATAGTAACGGCCGGTTTTAGCGTAATCGGATGAATAATGTCTGATAACAATAGTACATGCATATTCGTCTTTGTAATTAATCTCAAAGGGTAACATACCATCTACCTCAGCAAATGGTCCTGCTGCTGTACTATAGTTAACAATTTGCTGAGCCCAACCATGGAAGAATGAAAGAACTTGTTTATCGGAATCTAACATAAAGATTGCTTGAATAGGCTCAGGATTAAAACCCATTGGAAATACTTTACGCAATTGACCTACACCTTCGTAAGTTGCGACATTAAAGTTCATTCCCGGAATTGCTACGTTTTTACAGAAGAAAGCAAGATCGCGAGAGTTTGCTCTAGATCTTGTACCTGGCGCATTGATGATTTGAACTTCAAACAATGAACTACGATCCGGGCCGCCGAACCAATCCATTTGCGATTTGAATTCATTTATTCTGAAAGCCATTATCTGCCTCTTATGATTCTTCTAGAATCTTTGTATACTTGGTTAGCAGTAGCGCCAACAAATTTCTGAGTTGGTAAGAACAATGCGATATCCCATTCGGTCGGGTTAATATAAGCCGGCTTTGTTCTTACATGAGCGCTCAAGTAATGTTTAATTGTAGGTTTAAACTCTTTAAACTTAGCTGCTCCATTTAAAATGTTATATGACGCTTTTAACCTTGTAGTTTCGTTAAAATCTTTATTATTCAAAACAGTATACAACTGATCCATTAGTTTAGCTCTTAAAATGGGTGGCAAATAATGCATGTTAATTCCTAAGAACCCACCTTTAGCCTTATTTATTGGAAAAACTAATGGAAATCTATCATAATATGGCAACGTGTCTTTATGCTTTGGATCATAAGCAAATAGATACATATTGCCCATCATAAAACGATTCGTATTATTACGATCTTCATCTGCACGTATTTCACGAATTAATCTATCGCCTTGTGATCTGTTTCTCTGAGTACGTGCAATACCCCGTGCTTGTTCACGATACCATTCGCGTGCTTTGGCAGTACGAGCTGGCATTTGACCGCTGCGAATACCTTGTAGTAGAATGTCGTCGAATACCTTTACTGCCACTATTTAATTCCTAATTCGTGTTCTGTGTAAATCTTAAATTCCCACCCGCGTTGTGCGCAATATGCTCGAGCTGCTTTCCATTTAGCTTCATTGATACCCCAAGTCTTAACCTCGTTAAGATACCTTCTTGAAACTCGACCTGTCTTAGTCTTGTTTTTATTCTTAATATCAGGCGGTCTAGTTTGTGCCTTGGGTTTAATCTCGATCATAGTCGTCATAGCCTTTCCTTCATGTGTTTTTCTGTGTACAATTACATCAGGAAAGTATCTATGTCTTTTTCCATCTATTGGTGAATAATATGGTATTGCCACTTCTTCACTTTGCCACCAAATCACATCAGGGTGTTCATCAACAAATCTAAAAAACTTAAACTCCCACATCGACCTATAGAAAATTTTAGACGGATCACCCTTATATTTGCCAGGGTTCTTGGGTCGAAACCTTCCATTATAAGCCAAACTTCACCTCACAACTCAGTATAAATAGATTTAGTCATATTCTATTTATAACTAAAGGCAATATCTAATGGCAACTACAAATCCTAGCAGATACAAAGAGAAGCAAAGGCAAAAAGGCGTTAATAATCACTTAACGTTTCCTACTACGCAGACTGCCCATAGCATTATGTTTGTATTTAAGAAATACGAATACTCATCTTTGTATAGTGGGTTTACCGGTATCGATGCTTTTGGATTTGACGCAAATGGAAGATCCAAAGAAGTATTTGGGGATCCTAGAAATAATAGAAGAACCGGTGCAGATTTGGCTGGTGTCAATTCTATACAACTTCCGTTTCCAAAACAACTTAATGATAGCAGTAGCCTTAGGTTAAATGGGTTTGAAACAAGCGGTTTATTTGCTCAAGCTGCACAAGCCATGGCACCTTATTTTAAACAAGAAGGTGGCACTACAATAAAAAATATTCCATCATTAATACAAAAATTAGGCTCTAATGCTGCACAAGTAGTCAACGCAACCGATGATGCAACAGCCAAAAAAATTCTACAAGACGTATTAGGAACTAGTACTGAATCTGTAGTTAACGCTGCATTGTATTTTATGAGAACTCAATTAGGTGGAGATATGGGAGCAGCTATCAATGCAACACGTGGAGGTATACTTAACCCCAAAGAAACTCTTGCATTTGAAGGTGTTAACTTAAAAACGCATCAATTTAATTGGGATTTGTATCCGAGTAACAGACAAGATTCTGAAAGAATAAGACAAATTGTTAACAGATTTAAACAGAACATATTACCAAAAACACAAACTGAAGTGTTATTTAACCAACCAATTAATTCCGCTATCTTACAATACCCAGCCGTAGTGGACATTTATTTGTTGGGCGTTGATGAAACTCATTATATGAAATTTAAACCTAGTATTGTTTCCGACTTTGGTGTTGATTATGGTGCAGGCGGTGGCGTATCAATAATGAAAGGTGGTAAACCTGCTGGTGTAAATCTTTCATTAACATTACAAGAACTAGAAATCCATACTTCAGAAGATTACGGCGACGATGTTAGAGATTCAGAAATAGAAGGTGTTGTTAACGAAGGAATAATTGGATTGGATAATTCAGGATCATTTGGAGGACTTGCTTAATGGCTAAATATTTTGAAGACTTTCCAGTTATTGAATACGAAGGACAGTTAGTAAAAGATCTTACGCGCAGAAATAGTTTTACTAAGGTTGTTTCTCAAAACCCGCTTGTATATTTACCTTATACAGTCGAAGAAGGCGAAAGGCCTGAAGACATTGCGCAATTTTACTATGGATCTACCGATTATACGTGGTTGGTGTATCTAGCAAATAATATCATGGACCCATATCATGAATGGCCTAAATCTGTTGCAGAATTTAATGATTACATTAAAGCTAAATACGATGAGCAGTCGGGTAAAACGGGAGACGAAATCGTTGAATGGATTCGTGATCCAGATGAAGATGATAATATCTTATTTTATTATAAAGAGGTTTAATAGATGGCTGTTGATATAGTAAAACTTTCTCCAGAATCGTTTAGAACAATCTATCTTCGTAAAGAGGATAGGATTATCTTACGTACTGAGCAAGGACGTAAAATTATCATCAAACGTATTATTCCTGAAGAGTGGAAACCTTGGAGAATTTACGACGATGAATACGCAAAAAACGAAAATAAGAAAGAAATCTTTTTAATTGATAGAGCGTATTTACCGCAAATTTCTGAAGAATTTAGAAGAAAAATAAGAAATAACTAATGAGCGATTATAATCCTTCAACGGCTGATATTAAAAAAGCTGCCATTTATTCTTATGGCGGTAGGGAAACAGATATCTCAAAATTTATTGTGTCATTTGAATTTTCTCAATCGATGAATATGACGAGCTATCGTGCATCAGTGACACTTTATGAAACAGTTGGATTATTAGAAAACTTTCCGTTAAGAGCCGAAGAATCTATAGCTTTGGAAGTACAGTCTAATGATATGGGAACAGTTGTTAGACTGTTTGGCAAAATCCATCGAATAGATAACATAAAGCCTTCTGAAAGTAATAACGGTGTTATGTACACTTTACATTTTATATCTAATACTTCGTTTGAAGCAAGTAAAAGAATTATTACTAAAGCGTACACAGATTCAGTAGGTAAAATTGCTAAGCAAATATTCCAAACTTACTTTTCAAATTTGGGTGCAGAAAATACCAAAGATGTTAATGGTAACTCTTTAGTGCTCAAAACAAAAAGACATGAATTGAAAGCTGACGATAATAGAAATTTTTATTATCAACCCGCTAACAGTACAATTAACGCAATCATTCCTAGGTATAATCCATTTAGAGCAATAGGTCATATAGCTTCGCAAGCTTATGGGCAGGAAGGTACATCGCATAGTTTTAAATTCTTTGAGACATTTGAAAACTATTATTTTGCGACCGACGATTATTTCATAAAGCAGCATACCGAGAATCCTAACACAATTAGAAAATTCTTTTTTGCTCCGATAGCTTCTGCTGCACCTAATAATCCTATAACTCAACTTAACAGACTTGACACTTTTTCTATTGATAACAAAGGATCTAATAGTATAGAAGATATGCATAATGGTGCATATAAGAATAAGATTATTGAATTAGATCTCGTTAGAAGAAAGGTCAATATGTATAACTTTGATTATACTAAAGATGCAAAATATATTGATATGTCTGGTAATCCTAGAAACTTGGATGACGTACCATATACAAAAGAATTTATGAAAGATACTTTTACAGACGAAAATGCTAGAAGATTTTTAACATTTAAAGATTATCAAGATGATAGCAGCAAACCGGTAACAAGTGTTAATCCTCCAAGGTTTTTGCCTCAAATTATATCGAATCGTGTTTCATATTATCATCATTTAAATAATACGAGAGCTACTGCTACAACGAAAGGCAGATTAGATCTTAGACCCGGTATGATAATAGATATTGATATTAAAAATTTAGATAGTACTTCTAAATTAAAACAAGGCAATGCTTCTCTTTCTGGAAATTATTTAATTAGATCGGTTAAACATAATAGAGGCACCGATAGTGTATTAAATACTACATTAGAGTTAGTTAAATTTGATTGGAGTAAAGGTTAATAATGAAAGAATACGATATAGGAATATCTGATCCATTATTTTTCATTGGTGTTATTGAAAATAATGTAGATCCTCGTCTAGAAGGACGAGTACAAGTTCGTGCGTTTAACGTACATGGAACAAATAAAGATATTGCTACCGAAGATTTGCCTTGGGCCATCGTAGTATCTGGTAACTATCTTCCTGACTTTTTGCCTCCTATTAACTCTTGGGTGTTTGGTACATTCCTTGATGGACGCTCAGCTCAGCATCCAATGATTCTAGGTTTGATTCCCACACAATTCACCGAAGAGTTTGATCCTGAAGTTGATGGTTGGGGTTGGATAGGTAAAGGCATGGGAGTACTTGCACAAGGTTCAAGAGCAAAGGATTTTGGCAATCCGCAAAATTCTAATCTATCTCGTGGTGAAAACTTAACTGAAACTTACGTATTAGAACAAGAAATGAATCGTAAGTTGAATCAAAAAGTTGCAGGTTCTGAAGATACTATTGACGAGCCAGGTTCTGCTTACAATGCACAATACCCATATAATAAAGTAATTGAAACTGCAAACCATAGTATAGAAATTGATGATACTCCGGGTGGTGAAAGAATTATGATTTGGCATAAAGAAGGTTCTTATGTTCAAATCGATTCTCGTGGTACTGTTACTGAGAAATCCGTTTCTGACAAATACGAAGTTATCGATCGTAAGCAACACGTAATTGTTGGCGGATCGAGCGTAGTTACAATTAATGGTAATAGCCATGTGTATGTTAAAGGTAATAAGATCGAAGAAGTAGAAGGCGATCTTAAAACATTAGTACATGGTAACTATATGCTGTCAGTTGGTGGTTCAGAAACTGTACTAAATGGTAGTGAGAATATGCAATTGAGAGCAGGCGACGTCAAGGTTGAAGCTAACGCTGGCACATTATCTCTTAAAGCAAATAAAGAAATGCAATTATCATCTGGTAATCTTGGATTCCCGTATGGTGCAATTTCTATTAAGTCAGAAAAGATTCTTGTAGATGCAACTGATAAATTGCATATGAGAGGTAATACTCAAGTTAACGTACAATCAATTGCTGAAATGAATTTATCAGCAGTTACAATAAATCAACTATCTGCAGATTGGAATTCATATGCAGCACTTACAAGTACATTATCATCTGGTTTAACAACTGATATTACTGGTACAATTGATGTAGCAATTGGTGGTGGCTCGCAAGTTAACGTTAATGCAGGTTTTGTAAATATTGATAACTTTGTTAATATGGCGAATGGTTTAGCTCGTACACCTATAAGTTCTGCAACTATTGCGCCATCATTCATTCCTGATTTTACGGGTAAACCATTTATTCCGGGATCAGGTTTCCCAGAAATTGCTTGGGCCGCGGCTGCTGTTAAAGCGCCAGAACCTGTTTCAAAATCTACATCTATTTCTGGCAAGACTGAAGGTTCATTAGGTTCAGCTGGTGCAGCAGCGCAAGATCACGACGGTTCAGACGAATAAGGTAGGATAAAGAAATGATACCGCACATGGATAACTGTTTAAATCCTGACTTACAAAAGCAGACGAGTGCTGCTGGTTCTGGAAACATTTCTAATTTAAACGGCGAATACACGCTCGCAGCTATTGACAAGTTTGATGAAGAATTTAGAAGATCAATAGTATCAGAAGCATCTACAAACGTTCTTACTGATGCAGTTAATAAATTTGGGCAAGATTTCTATAGTTCATTATCATCATTAAATAATGATTTCTTAAAGAGAGATTACGTACGTAAAGATATAGAAGATTTAGAATTGCTTAGTTATCGTTTAAATGGCGATAGACCAATTACTGCGTTTGAATACGCGCAATTCTTAAAAGAATATAACTATACACCATATACTGCGCAAGATTCTTGGGGATCGCAATCTTTAAGGTTTTCTTCTCAATTGGATAGCTTTTATAGAGGAAGTTTCCAACAAAGTATTCTAGGATCTTTCTGTGCAGGCATAGGAAGTATCTTTGCTGCAATTGACAGCTTCTTTGATTTGGTTGGTGAGATTGAAGGATTAATCACGGATGTATTTGCATTCTTAAATAAGATTAAAAATATCGAAGATCCTATCAAGGCATTATTTGAAAAGATCAAAGTAAAAGCTCTCATAGAAGCTATTAAAAAGAAAGTAAAAGATGCAGTTAAAGGCGTAATTGAAAAAGTTCAAAAAATGATTGAAAATTTCTCGCTCGAGAATATTATGGGTCAAATTGAAACTTTTGTCAATGAAAAAATTGTAAAACGTGTAAATAAATTAAAAGATGATATTCTTGCTTTCTTTGATGAAGACAATAAAAATTCTATTTTTAAGAAGATAGAAGGATTAGTTGACTATGCGGTAGGTGTTTTCGAAAATCCATCGATTGAAGAAATAATGTTACTTGTCTATAAATTCTGTTCATTTGTAACTGGTGTAGAAGGATTGATCAATGGATTAAAAGCACCGTTGGATGATTTTTCAAATCGTTACGAAGAAGTATTTAATACACTTAATAATGTATCTAATCGTACAACGGGTGAAGCTATCCGAGCGGGTGCCATTAGATACACGCCAGAAAAACGAAAAGAAGTAATAAATAAACAACAAGAGCTAGAAACATCAAAAGGTGAACCTGCTCCACCCACTGTTAAGGAGCAAGAAGAAGTGCCTACTTGGGAAGAAGTTTCTTCTGGAAGTCATCCCAAGATTAAGGTTGCTGGACAATGGGTGACTAAGTTAGGCAGAGCAGGATGGGATAATCTAGATCGTGATGTTAAAATTAAATTACTTAGATTACATGATAAAGTTAAAAACGTAGTGAAAGGACCATTTACTATTAATAGTGCTTGGAGAAGTGTAGAATACAATAACTCAGTAGGCGGTGCAAAAGAATCTCAACATTTATCCGGTAAAGCAGTTGATATAACATGGGCCGGATTTGATCCATCAGCCGATGCTTCATGGGTTTCTATTCAAGCATTGAAACAAGGCTTTAATGGTACTGGTTTTTATGATACCTTTATGCATTTGGATACTAGAGGTAAGCCTACAGTTTGGAATAATAGAACTAGCAGTCCGATAGAAGAAGAAAAACAAAGCACTGGACTAACTAGAAGACAAGCGTATAAGTTAGCCTTACAAAACAAAGAATCAGTTGAATTTGAAGAAAATGGCTTTAAATATATAGCTAAATATACAGAACCTAGCAGAGAATCTCGAACAGGTGTTAATGAAAGAGGTGAAGAAATTACAACAAATTATTCGGGTATAGTTAACATCGTACCAGTAAGATAAGGAACTAAAATGCCAGTACCAGTTAGTTTAATAACAGGCAGACAAAAGAAAATATCAATTTATTCTGACTTCAAGAAAAGCCTTGAGGCCAGCCCTTTGTCGTTAGACCTTACTTTGCTTAAAGATGAAGATGCTGTAAAAGAATCAATACGTAATCTTCTATTAACAGATCGCGGCGAAAGATTAATGCAACCAAACTTAGGTGGCAATCTTAAAGCAATGCTTTTTGAAAATATGACACCAGCTACTATTAAGTTAATAGAAGATCAAGCAAGAACAACAATAGAACTTTACGAACCAAGAGCAGAATTAATTGATGTAACTGCATCATCAAATATCGACGATAATGTTGTTCGTGTGCACGTTCAATTTTATATTAGCAATAACCAACAGCCGATTTCAGTCGATGTATTTCTAGAGAGGACTAGGTAAGCGATGGCCAAACTTAATATTTCACAGTTAGATTTTGAATCTAATAAAGAGCAGTTTAAGGAATACTTAAAGACTCAGACGCAATTCAAAGATTACAACTTTGAAGGCTCAAACATGAGTGTTCTTTTGGACGTACTTGCTTACAACACATTCCAAAATAACTTTTACACTAATATGGCAATTAACGAAATGTTCCTTGATTCTGCTGTATTAAGAAACTCGATTGTATCGCACGCAAAAGAACTTAATTACTTACCACGTTCTAGAAGATCTGCTAAGGCTGTAGTTGATATTACTATTTACGAAAATACTTTAGCAGACCAGACAATCACACTACCTGCTTATACTGAATTCACTTCATCATATCTTGGCCAAAACTTTGAATTTGTAACAGATAAAGCAGTTGTTCTCAAAAAGATTGCACCTGGTACATTTAAGGCTGAAGGTGTAGAAATCTTTGAAGGTCAAATGCTTGCGTCGTTTGAAAGAGAAGGTTTCTTTGTTGATGATGATGGTATTCTTCGTGTAATATTATCAAACGAAAATGCCGATACTGATTCAATTGTAGTGTTTGTTGACGCGGAAGAAACAGAAGACCAAAATATCTTTATTCGTAAAAATGATATTTTCGGTGTAGGTCCTGCAGATAAAGTATTCTATGTAGAACCACATTATGACGACAAGTACTCAATTTATTTTGGCAATAACGTGTTTGGTTTACAACCTGAAGCATTCGAAGATGTTCGTGTAAGATATCGTATTACAAGTGGTGAAGAAGGTAACGGAGCATTCTCATTTGCGTTACCTACTGAAATTGGTGAAGCTGTCGTTGAAACTATCCAGCCTGCTTCAGGTGGTGCTGAACGCGAATCAATGGAAAGCATTCGTTACTTTGCTCCTAAAGCATTGCAAATTCAAGAGCGTGCTATTACTACCAAAGATTATGAAATATTGTTAAAACAAAAATTCCCAGAAATACAAGCGGTTGCTGCATATGGTGGTGAAGATCTAGATCCGCCGCAATTTGGTCGTGTCGCTGTTTCCGTATATCTAGGTCAAGGCCAAGAAAGTTTATCATCAACACTTTCAGCCGCATATATTGATTATCTTAAAGATAAAAGTCCACTGGCAGTTGAACCAGTATTCATTACTTCTCAATTCGTATATGCCTGTGTAAATGTTGATGTTTCATACGATCCACGATTAACAAGAAAGTCAGATGGAGAAATCGAAGCTTTAATTCGTCAAGCAATACAAGATTACTCTAACTCTTCGCTTGATAACTTTAATACTACTTTGAGATTATCTAAACTATCTTCTCTTATCGATGACGTAGATATTTCAGTACAAAGTAACAGTATTCACGCGTCACCGTTTATCGAGTATTCTCCAGTGCTAAACGTTAAGGCAAATCCATCGTTTAAGTTTGTTGCCGAACTAATTAAACCGTATCCATTTAAAGATAGCAACGGATTCTCCGATTACAAACCATCTATCAAGAGTAGCTTGTTCCAATACAACGGTGTTGGTGTATATCTGCAAGATGATGGTATTGGTAATATTCAAGTTGTTACAAGTGATGTAGCTAACCCTCAGGTAATTGTTCCTAAGATCGGCAGCGTTAACTATAAAACTGGCGAAGTTAATCTAGTTAATTTTGAAACATCGGGTTATGCCGGTGGTGCAATTAAAATTGTCGCAGAAATTAAGAAAGATGATTATAAAGCTCCTAATGGAAGAATCTTTAGAATTAAAGATGAAAACGTAACTGTTAATGTCATAGAGTCTTAAAATGTCAGATATTCAAAAAACTATATCGTTTAAAATTAAGCAACAATTTCCTGCGTTATATCGTGAACATGGCGCTGAGCTTGTTGCTTTAGTTGAAGATTACTATAAGTGGACTGAAACCGCTGATAATCAGTCCATCTATAATTCTAGACGTATGTTTGAATATCGTGATATTGCAACTACTCTAGATAGTATGATTATCTTCTTTCATAAGAAGTTTATGGCTGATTTGCCGTTACAAGAAAAAACCACTACAAAGTTTATCGTTAGAAATATTCTTGATCTTTACAGAAGAAAAGGTTCTGAAAGTGGTATTCAAATATTCTTTAGATTATTTTTCCAAGAAGATGTTGAGGTAAATTATCCATCTAAGTATATGTTTAAGCCATCAAATTCCTCTTGGAAAAATGGCGTATACCTACAGTTATCTCCTAACAATGGTAGATTTTTTAGTAACGACGGTTTAAAAGAATATTCATATAAAGATCTTTTAAGTAAGAATATTGTTGGTTCTATTTCAGGTGCTCGTGCTGCTGTTGATAAAATAAACTTTTTCTTATTAAATGATACTGTTACACCTGTTATTTTTATCGATGAAGTAAAAGGTCAATTTATAAAATTCGATGATATTATAGCAAGAATAGATGGATATGATATTAGATTTGGTGTAGTATCTGGCTCAGCTTCTGAATTAGAAATAGATTTACAATATGGTGGCTCAGTTGGTAACAACAAAGGTGATATTCTTAATATTGAAAGTAAATATGGTAAAGGTGCACTTGCCATTGTTACTGAAACGCGTCAAGAAGCAACCGGTGTCGTAGATTATACATTGTTAGACGGTGGATTTGGTTACACGGTAGAAAATACTACACTTTACGTTTCAAACCAAGTTATCATTAAACAAAATACAGATTTCGATTTTACACCTCTTGAAAGATTAAGAGATAGTGCCGGCAATGAAGGTATCGTAATTGGTCAAAACTCCAATGCAATTGGCGTATTAATGAATGATGGCGATGAGTTTGCTATCAATAGACCGATTAGTACACTCGATAGAAATCCTAATATTACTTTACCATTATTCAATAGACAAACTCAGCGAGATGGTGTTATTTCTATTACGCCTAAAAATACAACTTCTCCGGGACCGCAATATTCTGCTACTTTAGATCCAAACGACGCAAAAGTTTCTACACTAAGTGATATAGAATCAGTATCATTAATGACTGATGTTATTCAAGGCTATCTCGGTGTATCACTAAATGCAGCTGATTATAACGCAGCACCTGCTACTCAACCAATGTCTGGTACTGCAGATCCAGTAACAATTAACACTCCACTTGATGAAGCCTTCGACTTAACACCATTTAATATTGGTACTATCGATTCATTTGAAAATATCAATCCTGGTAGTGGATATGAAAATGATGTATGGTGTTTAGTACGTGATGACGTAATGACAGCCTTTGAAAGATATGAGCAAATTCTCATATTAGATAATTTTAGTGCTACACTGTCGGTTGGCGATCGTATAACTCAAAATAGTACAGGAGTTAATGGTGTAATCACAAAATTGGATAGCAACGTTAACGCTGTCTATGTAACACCGTTTTCTTATTACGGATTTAAGAATGCACCTATTTTACACAAAGGCAATTCATACGATGTAATTGCTACAGAGCGTGATTATAATTCACCTAGATTTGGTGAAAACGCTGACATGCAAACATTAACAAGATTTGCGACTGGCCGTATTTCAAAAGTTAAAGTTCTTAATTCTGGTTTTGGCTATGTAGATGGTGAAACAGTTTATCTAAAAAATCCCAATCGTGATACAAGTGTTCCTGATGGTAAAGCTACACTTTATGCAAGATCGCAAGGTATTACTTCTGGTTATTGGGGAAGCTTTAATTCGCATATAAATGGTTATATAGCAAATACGATTGATCAATTAATTACGCCCATATTACCAACATTTGATTTTGCGAGAGAAGCTTTAAAAGTTGCGACATCGCTTACTACTACTCCGGTAGAATTTTCTAATTGGTTAACTACAGAAGCGTCGGATGGCTTTGCATATGGTGATATGAATTTAAGTGGTAATATAAGTTCTGAAGATGCTCAGATATTCTCTCAATTAGTTGTAGGTACTGCATCTCCTACTTACAAAACAAGATGGGATGAAATTGTTGTACCAAGCTTAAGAGAACAAGCATGGTTTGAAAATTACTTTAATTTATATACCTTTGTTCAGTCTTACACATATTATGATTCTACAAACAAGATACAAGATAGTGATTTCTATCAAGAATATTCTTATCAAATTAAATCAATTATTGCTAAGAATGTTTATGAAGATATGCTCAAAGAAAATGCTCACCTTGCTGGTACCAAAATGTTTGGTGAATTCTTATATAAGAAGAAAGCTGGTAAAGGTATTAAATCTAGATTCATTAACATTAGGAAAGAAGATTATATCGTTGGTGGCGATCCAGTTGTAGGTCCGAACCAACCTGGATTCCAGTTTATTGTAACTGTAGACAGAGTAGATCTAAAAACTGATAGCGTAAACCTCACAGTTGACATATCACAATAATTAAAATAAATAGTTAAAAGCTTATAAAGGTTAGGAGAAAACATGGCTAAACAATTAATTGGTGTTGGTGCACAACCAAATGACGGAACAGGTGATACTCTCAGAACTGCCATGGTAAAGTGTAATGAAAACTTTAATGAGTTGTACGCTGACATGTTTTCTGGTTCGTATGCAGATCTTACTAATAAACCAACAATTCCGTCTGCTCTTACAGATTTAGGTATTACTGATGGTACTTCGGGACAAGTATTAACTACTGATGGATCCGGAACATTTTCATTTGCTAATCAAGCAGGTGGTGTTGCATTAACTGATTTGAGTGTAACAGTTGCAAGTACTGCATCTGGTAGTGGTAATTTAGTATACGACGATGAAACAGGTGAATTCACTTTTACAAAACCAGATCTTTCAACATATGCACTTGCAGCTAATGTTCCTGCTGATCTAACAGATCTCGGTATCACTGATGGTTCTGCCGGACAAGTATTAACTACTGACGGCAATGGTGCTTTTACATTTGAAACTCCTAGTGGTGGAAGTGGTGGTTCATTACAAGCACGAACTGTTTTAACTGGCACCACCAATACTATACAAGCAGGTAACGGTAACACTTTAGATATTACTGGTTTTAAATCTTATGCGCTTTTAGCAATTGAAGTTGATGGTCCTGCTTGGGTAAGAATTTATACAGATGGTACCTCAAGAACAAGTGACCTTTCAAGAGCTAAAACCACAGATCCTTCTCCTGATGCAGGTGTGATTGCTGAAATTATTACTAATGGTCCTGAAGTTGTTAAAATGTCTCCGGGCGTAATTGGTTTCAATTTTGAAGCTACTCCTACAACTACTATTCCCTGCCAAGTTAATAATGAATCTGGTTCTGCAGCAGCCATAACAGTAAAACTTACAGTCGTACAATTAGAGGCATAAGATGCTTAGAGAGTGGATTGTAACTCTGCATAACAGAGAAGATTTAGAAAGTTTCTACAATGATATGGAAACACCGGGCGGTGATTTGTATATCCCAGATCGTCAAGTAGAAGTTGCTAATAAAAGGCCAATAAGTCGTAATACGCATTACATGCTCACTAATGAAGAAGCCGAGCTAGTAAGAAATGATCCTCGTGTTTGGGATGTTACTTTAAAAGAATTAGTTGATATTTCTATTAGACCATTGGGTCGAACTATTTCTGGTGGTAACTTTGATAAAGCTTGGGCCGGTGATGCAACAGATACGAATTGGGGTCTATTAAGACATACAGAAGTTACTAATAGAACTAATTGGGGTGATGACGCGGGTAAAGTTTCTAATGTTATAACTAATTTAACACTTACTGCTTCGGGTAAAAATGTTGATGTTGTAATTGTAGACGGTCACATTGATCCCAATCACCCAGAATTTGCAAAGAATAAAGATGGATCTGGCGGCTCCCGTGTAGTACAATACAATTGGTTCCAGCACAGACAGCAAGTTGAAAATAAAACTAATTCGACTTACGTATATGTGCCATATGTAGATAGTTTAGATCCAAATAGAACTGCAGACAACAATCATGGATGTCATGCAGCAGGCACCGTTGCAGGTAATACACAGGGCTGGGCTGCCGACTCAAACATTTATAATATTAGTCCATATTCTACTAATCCAAATTCTTTTTCTTCTACTTTCCTTTGGGATTATATTAGAGTTTGGCATAATAGCAAACCAATAAATCCAGAAACAGGAAGAAGAAATCCCACTATTACAAATAATAGTTATGGTTCAATAATTCCAGCAAATAAATTTAACTTTGGTTCTGTTACAGCTGCGTCATATCGAGGTGTAACATTTAGTCCGGGAAGAGCACTGACTGCGGCAGAATTACAAGCTCGTGGCTTTTATGCGCCTACGACTGATGTTGAAATCCCAAACTACTTTACTTCAATAGTAGCAGATCAGCAAGATGCTATTGATGATGGAATTATAATTGTTGCTGCTGCCGGTAACGAGAGTTGGAAAATTGTAAATGCGTCAGATCAAGATTACAATAATCAATATCAAATAGATTATTTTGGTTTTCCTACTACACTTTTTACTAATAGAGGAACCGGTTCAGGCGCAGGATATGCTCCAATTATAACTGTTGGTGCGTATGGCAATAATTCAACTGAAGATAAAGCATCATTTAGTAACTGCGGCAGCCAAGTTGATATTTTTGCCGCGGGCGAAGCAATCCAAAGTTCATTGCACACATTAGACAACACTCCTTTTGGTACTAATGATCCTAGGAACAGCAGTTATAAAATAGGCAAGTATCAAGGTACAAGTATGGCTTCTCCACAAGTTGCGGGTGTACTTGCTCTATTAGCAGAATCATGGCCAAATATAACTCAATTAGAAGCTCAGAGTTGGTTAACAAATAATGCTGCAACTAATCAAATGCTAGATACTGGTACAGATAATGCGATGGACACAGATAGTTTACAAGGTGCTCCAAATAAATTATTATTATGGATTAACCAAAGAGCCGAATCAGGATCTACGTTTCCGCAAAGAAACTTTAAACCAAGACCTTTTTCAGGTAAACTTTACCCACGCCCGCGTTTAAGAAGAAGAGGTTAGAAGATGAGTATAAATATTAAAAAACCAATGGATTTGAAGGTATGGCAGAAGTATTAACAACGGCTTTTAAAAGTGACTTAACTCGAGATTTTTTTGAAGATCTGCAAAATAATAATTTTTATGCAGTAGTTTCTTCTGTGTCTCCAGACCAGACTAATAGAATTACAGCAGTAAATTCTTATGAAGCTATCAATCAGTTTAAAGAAAAGATTCTTTTTGGCAAAAAGATTTTTAGCGATGATATGAAATTCATGGTTAAATATTATCCTTGGCAAAAAGGTCAAACGTACGATCAATATGATGATAAAATTGACTTAACTGATAAACGTTTTTACGCTGTTGTTGGTCCTAATAACAACGACACAGGTGATTACCGCGTATTTAAATGTTTGTTTAATAATAACAACGAAGCTTCTGAAACACCTCCTAACTATAATGCATACGCAGAAGGTGGTATAATTAAAACTGCCGATGGATACGTATGGCAATATTTGTATGCAATTTCCGGCTCAGAGTTCGAAGCATATAATGCGCTAGGTTATATTCCTATTGTTGGTGATTTTGAAATTAATCCAGATTACAGTACACAAACTGGTTCTCAATTAGGCGATATTTTCGTAGAAAACCCTATTGACAACGCTGGCTATCCACATATTTCTGGTTTCTTAGAAGGCAGAACAGATGACGGTGAATTTACAATACGCGCAGAAACATTAAGTGAAATTTCCAATTACTACGCTGGCATGTATATTTACACTACTAACCCATCTAACTCTCCAGATGATCCACTAGTTTCACGTGTGTTTATTATCGACTCATATTACTTAGATGGCTCAACAGGTAAAGGTAAAGTAAAAGTTAGAAATTATCCAGAAGGTGAAACTATTCCAGGTTATTTACCACCAGGTATAGAAGATCCGGGCGATCCTAATCCTGGACAAGTGTTTATTTCTCCTAACGCAAACTTTTCTATTGTTCCTAGAATAGAAATTAAAGGTGATGGAGAAGGTGCAGTTGCTATTCCAGAAATTGCAGATGGTAACATAAGATCTATTTTAGTATTGAATAATGGTTCTGGCTATACTAATATAACTGCAACTATTATAGATCCATTATACGATTTTGATCCAGATGATCCAGCATCTATTGATTTGCGCGCAAAATTGAGACCTGTACTTTCTCCAATTGGTGGACACGGCTTTGATTTAATTAATGAATTGCATTGTCGTCACGTATTACTTTATGGATATATTACAGAAACCGATAACAATAACATTGGTGCTACTAACTTATTCTCGCACATTGGTGTTATCAAGAATCCAGAATTTAAAGTAGATCCTGCTCCAGATGTATTTGATAATAGAATTGCAGTAACTACTGATAATTACAAATTATTAGAAGTTGATAAAACTGTTGTTCAATTAGATGATAATAATATAGTAACATTTTCTGGACGTGTGCACGAAATTGATGAAGATGCAAATACCGTTTATATTTCGGAATACATGGGTCCTTATCAAAATTTAACTGATGAAGATACTTCATTTAATATTACAAAAAATCTAGTCAACGAACTAAGCCAACAAGTTGAGATAAATACACCAGTAGAAGATAATGTAGTCATATCCGACTACGTCCAAAAAACTGGAAAAGTATACTTTATGGAAGATTTTGTCCCATTGGAAAGATCAAAATTTTCTCGAGAAGAATACAAGTTAGTATTAGAATTTTAAGGAAACCTAAAGAAGATGCCTATTAATACAGACTTAAATATCGCGCCATATTTTGATGATTTTGATCTTGAGAAACAATTCTATAAAATCTTGTTCAAACCTGCGTACGCGGTACAAGCAAGAGAGCTTACTCAACTTCAAACTATCCTTCAAAACCAAATTGAACAGTTTGGTGATAATGTATATAAAGAAGGTAGTATCATCAAAGGTTGTAACTTCACCAATCTAAACGGCTTACAATATGTTAAAGTTAAAAACAAAGCCGGTGGTGATTTTGACATTACCACGTATGTTAGTGGCCCTTCAACTGAAGTTATTAATGGTGTCGAAACAGATATCGACGTTATTTACGAGCTTGAAGGTGACGAGACTGGTCTTAAAGCTTCTGTAGTTGCAGCAGAACGTGGTTTCGAAACTCGTCCACCAGATCTTAATACATTCTTTATTAACTACTTGAATTCTACAAATCTTTTCCAGCAATTCCGTACTGGTGAGGTTCTTAAGATTACTCGTAAGAAATATAACGGTAAAGATCTTTATAGCACAGAACCTAATATTGACAGCATTCAGGTAACAGAACTTGCAGATCCCGTTGGTAAATCATTCGGTATTCAGGCATCGCCGGGTGTTATTTTCCAAAAGGGTCATTTCTTATTTGCCGATGCACAAACACTAATTGTTTCTAAATACACAGACCAACCTGATGATTTGTCAGTGGGTTATGAAGTAGATGAATCTTTAATTAGTTCGCTTCAGGATGAAAGCCTTTACGATAATGCTAACGGCTCCACCAACCAAAATGCGCCAGGCGCAGATCGTCTAAAACTTGTTCCTAAACTAGTTGTTAAATCTACTGCCGAAGCAGATATTGATGCTAGCTTCTTTACGTTGATTCGTTACCAAAATGGTTCAGCTGTTACGTTGAGAGACATTTCCCAATACAATGTAATTGGCGAAGAAATGGCTAAGAGAACCTACGAAGAGTCTGGCAACTATATTGTAGATAAATTTAAAGTTGATATGGATCGTCGTGACGATCAGCTAACTGCGCTTGTAGGTAAAGGTACTGCTTACGTTAAAGGTTTCCGCGTAGAAAATAGTGGTAAGGTTGATTTTAAAGTAGATCAAATTACTAAAACTGCTATTCAAGCAAACCAAGCAACTTCAGTTGATTACGGTAGTTATGTAGATATTGTTGATATTAGTGGTTATGTAGATGTTTTTGGTACTTATGGCGCAGGCACGTTCAGTGTAGATTTACAAAATTCTAGCCAAACTAAGATTGGTACTGGTTTAGTTAAGAATATTACTCCAACCCGTTTGTATATGTTCGGAGTTAAAATGAACTCCGGACAAAGTTTTGCTAATGTTACTCGCGTTGTTGGTGCAAGTGGTGTAATTACTATTGCAGCTGGTTCTAGATTAAAAGAAGTTGGTAAGTCACCTGTTATATTTGATACTGGTACATTCAGTCTTAAAGAAACTACTGATATGATTATACCAGTGCGTGCAATGCTTGATGTATTTGTAACATCAAATGAAATTACATTAGTACAAGGCTCTGATATTGGTGTTAACGAAGACTTTGCGTTAAATCAAAGCGACATTGTAGTAGTTGATGCTTCTAATACTTACATTCCTGTATTAAGCTGGTCAGTAACAAGTAATGGTACTGTACTTTCTGTACAATTAGATCCAGCGGCAGGTTCAGATCCTGTTGCATCTATTTACTTTAATAAGCGTATTGGTAATGCAACTGCTAACTCTAAGGTTCTCGAAAAGCCCTATGTAAAAGTTCAGTACGATGCCGATACCACTAAGTATACTCTTGGTTTCCCAGATGTATTTAACATTGAAGAAATCATTGATTCTGTAACTGGTGTTGATTATAAAGATAGCTTTGTCCTAAGAAGAAACCAGAACGACCACTTTTACGATATTTCGTACATGGAATTAATTCCTGGTCGCCCATTCCCAACAGATGGCGCTCAATTGTATATTAAACTAAACATCTTTAGATTAAATACTTCTGGCGGCGGTGATGGCTTCTTTACTATTAACAGCTATCCAATTGATGATACCTCGGCAGTCTTACCATCAGACAAGATTCGTTCAAACGATCTAAAAGCATATATTGGCACAAATGGTTACACGTATAATCTAAGAGAATGTTACGACTTTAGACCTTATGCCAACAAAGATTCGCAAGCAAGTTATATTGCTGTAACGCAAGGTGCTGCACCATTACTCACAACTCCTGTCGGTGGTTACAATCTCACTTTCCAAAACAGAGATTTGTTAGTACCTGCTCTTAACTCAAGCATTACATCTGACATTGAATTTTACTTAGGTAGACGTGACGTAATTACTATTGACTCTTATGGTATATTAAAACTTATTAAGGGTGAAGAAGATGAGCGTCCAGTTCGTCCTGCCACAAGCCCAGATGAATTAATGGTTTCTGAAATCAGCGTTCCAGGTTACCCAGCTCTAACTCCACAGGAAGCTGCTGAGCAAGGTAAGCCAGCATATGCAGTTAAGGTTAAACATCTTGGTACTAAGAACTACACAATGCGCGATATCGAAAAAATCGAAAAACGCATTGAAGGTTTAGAATACTACATCAGCTTAAATCAACTAGAACAACAAGCAGAAAATATGCTAATTCTAGATGAAAACGGTTTAACAAGATTTAAGAATGGTTACGTTGTAGATCCATTCAATGATTCTAAAGTTGCTAATACTGAAGATCCTAATTACAAAGCTGCTATTCACTTCGATAGAAGCTTGCTATCAGGCGCGTTAAATACGTTCCCAATAGATCTTAAGTATAAGACTGGTGTAGGTGCGTCTATCTTCCCTTCGACTGACGATGCAGAAATTGCGTCACTAAGTAGATCGGCTAATGTTAAATTGCTAGGTCAGCCATATGCAACTAACTTTAGAAACTGTGTAAGTAACTTCTGGAAATATGACGGTAACGCTGTTCTATCACCGAGTCATGATATGGCGCATGATACCGTACAAAACCCAACTCCATTTGAAATTGATATTACTGGCGTATTCCAAGATCTTCAAGAAGCATTTCCTCTAATGGGTGTAGAATGGACTGGTCAAACTAGTCTAACTAATCGTAGAGCAGTAGGACGCACATGGGTACAAGACGTGCAGGAAACTGGCCGCGTAATGGAATTGCAAGTTAATGATGGCGGATCAAATGCAGTTGGTGATTTCGTTACTAATGTTCAGTTCCAACCATTTATGAGATCTCGCGATGTTAGGATTTTTGTAAGTGGTCTACGTCCTAATACACGTCATTATTTCTTCTTTGATGGTGTTGATGTAAATGCTCATGTTGCACGAGCAACATCATCAAGATGGGCTCGCTTAATTAGAAGAGTTGGCGGTTTCGGTAATTCAGTAGAAACTGATTCACGCGGTGTATTGCGTGCTGTATTTAAAATCCCAGCTGGTAAATTCTATGTTGGTGATCGAGTTCTAGAAATTGCTGACGTCGATAGTTATGCTGATATTGAATCTGCTGCTACTTCTGTTGCTGAAGTAACTTACCATGCATTTAATATTACTCAAGAAAAAACAACTATCAATACTCGTATCCCAGAGTTTGAAGTTGAACAAGTTGGTACTACAACAAGAAACGTAGCTCAACGTATTACACGCCGTGGTGATCCATTGGCTCAAACATTCTTTATTAAGAAAGGTATGGGACGTGGTTCTAACACTGTTTACGCATCACGTATTGATCTATTCTTCAAGAGAAAGAGTGATATTAATGGTGTAACTGTTATGATTCGTGAAGTTGTAAATGGTTATCCATCACCAGCTATTATTCCATTCTCCAAGATTCATTTAACACCAGAAGAAGTTAATGTTTCTGACGATGCTTCAGTTGCAACAACTATTGACTTTGAAGCACCTATCAGAATGGATGTAGAAAAAGAATACTCGATCGTTGTAATGCCAGATGCAAACGATCCTAACTACCTAATCTTTACTTCTAAGGTTGGTGGATTGGATTTAACTCCGGGAGCAACTCAAGGTAAGTCAGTTGTTCAAGACTGGGGTGACGGTGTTCTATTTACATCAACTAACAACAAAGCATGGAAGTCTTACCAAGATGAAGATGTTAAATTTAACTTATATCGTCACGACTTTACTGCAGCGACTGGTTCTGTAACATTAACTACAAACGATCACGAGTTCTTTACATTAAGTAACTGGGATGGTCGTTTTGAATCTAATGAACCAGTGTATCAAGAGTTAACTCTTCAAGGTTCAACTTCTGCAACAGTTAGTATTCAAGGTGATGTAGTAACCGGCACTGCACTTGGTGATACTTATTCTGCAGGCGATTATATTAAAATTACTGATTCGCAAGGTAACAATGCTGACCTTTACAGAATCATTGATTTTACAAGTCCGACAGAAATGGTTGTAGATAAGAATGCCGATGGCGATATTATTAGTGGTATTGGTACTCCAGTTATCACTGGTATAATATCACACTACAATAAGTACAACCGTGCAGAAATGCATCTTAAAGAAAGTTCTGCGACTGCTGCTAAGAAATTTACAGCTGGATCGACTATATACGGTTTGTTCTCAGGCGTACAAGGTACAATTGATACTATTGATAATATCCAATTAAGCTATGTACAACCATTAATTCAGAAAACAAACGATGGTGTTACTACGACTTCAATTTCTGGTACGTTTGTTGATCCAAACAATCCAGTAAACATTTATGAAATGCCAATGAAGTTTGGTGATAACAATACATTCGTTAAAAATGGTGTACTTGTTTACAGTAAGTCAAACGATATTCTAGGACAGAAACCGTTTGATATTACGATTAATATGACAAACAGTTCTAACTCTACCTCGTCACCGTTGGTAGATATTGAATTGTCAACTTTGATGTCTTACCAATATAAGGTGACAAATGATTCAGCAACTACTTCTAAATACATTTCCAAGACTGTAGAATTGGCTGAAGATTTAGATGCTGAGGATATGGAAATCTTCCTAACTGGTTACCGTCCAAACGGATCTGACATTAAAGTTTACATCAGACCACAAAATGCACAAGACGGATCAATGTTTGAAAACATTAATTGGATAGAGTTGGAACTAGTACAAGGTGCTTCTACTTATTCTTCTAAAAACAATATGGACGACTTTAGAGAATATAAGTACAAAGTAGCTGATGCTAATAAAGATGGTAATGGTTCAATCCAATATACTAGTGACGGTGGTACATTCTCAGGATATAGAAAATTCGCAATTAAAATTGAGCTATTAGCTGAAAGTATCAATGTTGCACCACTAGTTAAAGACTATAGAGGCATTGCGTTAACATGATGAATAATTTAGTTAGGGATCAGAATTCAAACGCCATATTGAACACGGACGTTCAATCTCTTAATAAATATAAAGCAGAGAGGGCATTTCGTAAAAAGGTTGAATCTTTAACTAAAGAAGTTAATGACCTTAAAGAGATGCTAGAAAAAGTTTGTGAAAAATTAGATAAGATAGAGAACAACTAATGGCAAAGTCAACTATTCAAAATATTACGGTAACTCAAACATTTCAAAACTGGTTTGACAAAACCAATGAAATGGTTGACTTATTTAGAGACCAAGTAGTTACAGCAACAGCGACCGGCGATTTAACTGTAGGTAATGTAGATCTTCAAGGTACTCTGCAAGCTAATACAGTTATCGCAGATATCGAATTAAAATTTGATAGAGCTAGTGCGTTTACTACCGGTGAATCTATTACATTTGGATCACCAGTAGTTATTAACGGTACTTCTTCAAAAGTTGTTTCAACTTACAATTATGCATCTGGTGGGCCAGTACAAAGATTTAGCGATGGTACTGTTTCTTGGGATGTTGGTTTTGAAAATTCAAATGATCACAACTTTATTATTAATACAGGTTTAGGCGCAACTAAACTTGAACTTTCTACTGCAGGCACATTAACAGTTCCTAATTTAATCGTTTTAGAAAACTTTGATATCGCTGGTGATTTGACTGTAGCAGATGGTAGTACATTAACTCTAGATTCTTTGGTTGCAAATACAGCAACTATTACTACTGCCGAAATAGATTCATTACAAGTAAATGAAATGATTGCTAATAAGTTTACTGGTGACATTTATCATCCAGCAGCAACGGGTGGTAATGGTGAAGGTAAAGTATTAGAGAACGGTGGTCCTGCTGCAAATATTCCAGCAACATTCTTTGGTAACGTTCAAGGTACAGTCAGTTCATTAACTAACCACGATACCGACAGTCTAAAAGAAGGCAATGATAATCTTTACTTCACTACTGCAAGAGTAAAAGGTGCATTAACTTCTGGTACCGGTGTCGGTATTATTGCAGATCCAAATAATTCAGCCAAAACTCTTATTTCTATTGGACAATCAGTTAACACAAATGCTAATGCAGCATTTAAAACATTAACACTTAATACTGGTGAAGCTGATCCAAGCGCTCGTGATAATAAAATTTATTTAAATGGCACCAATGGTACTATTGTTGCAGAAGGTGATATTACTGCATTTGGTACAGTATCAGATATTAACACTAAAGAAAACATTAAGTCAATTGAAAATGCTTTAGATAAAATTTCTAAATTAGGTGGTTATACTTTCAACTATAAAGGTAAAAATGAAAGAATGACTGGTGTTATTGCTCAAGAATTATTAGAAGTTCTTCCTGAAGTAGTATATACAACTAAAAATCCTGAAACTGAAGAAGAAACTTATGCTGTACGTTATGGAAATATTGTTGGACTATTAATTGAAGCAATCAAAGAACTTCAAGAAAAAATAGATAAAAAATAAGAAATCCTTTTGCTTTGTTATGCGACGGTTCCTCTAAAATTTCATTATAAATAATAAGAAAACACACATTAAGGGTATTAAAGAATGTCAAAGATTTCAGAATTAGGACCGATAACAGGCGCGAATACCAGATCAGAAGACCTTTTCGTTATCGTTAACCTCATTCAAGGTGATGATGGTACTAAAAACATCACAAGAAGAGAGTTAGTCCAAGCCCTACAGTATGAAATTTTCAACAGAATTACTATCACTGGTGGATCGATCTCGAACGTTACAATGTTCGCGTCAACTCTATCTGAGGTAGAGATCTCTAATTCACTATTTGATGTAGGCAATATTACAAACTCAGTATTAGACAACGTCGTTATCACTAATGCGGAAGCTAGAGATGTCGAAATGTCTGATTCGACTATTGCTAATACTGCACTTGATGATGTTACTATTACAAATGCCGTTGCTAACAATATGGCAATTACCGACTCTGATTTCTCAGACGGTACTGGCAATAACGTCGTACTTACTAATTCACAAATCGATAATTCTTTATATAACAATGTTACTATCGAGCAAGGTACTGCAAACGGCCTTATTCTTACCAATATTGAAATCGATGAACTAGTTCTTGAAGATGCGTTAATTTCAAATTCTCAAATTATCACTACTTCATTTTCTAATGGTTCAATCTTTGATGTTACCGTAACTAATACCGCTATTTGGGATACTAATATTTCAAATAGTGAAATTATTACGACTATCCTACGTGATGTAGATATCTATGATTCACGTTTCTCGAATGGTCAAATTTGGGATACAGCAATTGCCAATAGTACTGTACTAAATACAGCTATTGAAGATTCTACTGCTAATAATCTTACAGTCACAGATTCTGCAATTTCTGATAGTACCGGTGTTAATCTAGGTATTACTGGTTCCGTATTTGATAACGGTACATTAGATAATAACATTATTACTAATTCTGATTTCTCAGACGGCACTGGTAATAATAACATCTTTACCAATACTACAATTGATGAAGGTACAATCCAAAATTCTGTAATTGCTAATACTGCATTCCAAGGTACTATGAATGATGTAGTAGCTCAGAATATGCAGATTACCAGTTCTTCAGCTTCTGATTTAACACAAACTAAATCATCTTTTGATGGTGGTGTAATTACAAACTCTGCCATCAGTGAAGGTTCAATTTCTAATACAGTAATTGATAATACTCAGCTAGTCGACTTCGATATGGATCTCAAAAATGTTTGGGAACCTAATATGGATGAAGATTCTTACTTCGCTATTAAGAATGTTAAGACTGGTGAAACAGAACAAATTACTTACCGTCAACTTTACAACGAAATTGCCAAAAATACTGAGAAAGCTCTCAAGGTACACGTTTCTGCTGACGGTGATGATAATAGCCCAGGTACAATCCTCAAGCCTGTTCGTACGTTAAAACGTGCTGCTGAACTTGCTTTGGAAAAAGCTGGTGGTAAATACGATCGTAACGATATTGAAAACGCAGTTCACATTTCTGTAGGTCCTGGCACTTATGAAATTGATGAACCAATCTGGCTACCAGATGATTGTTCAATGTCTTCTACTTCTGGCCAATACGCGACACTAATTAAGAAAAAACAAGGTTGGGAAAGAACTAACGGTATCCTAGTTGGTTCTGGTTGTTATCTGCAAGGTTTCTCTTACATGAACTTTGAGGTAGATAACTTTGATTACCCAGAAGGTGGTTTCGCTGTTGCTTATCGTCCAGGTGCACTATTAAGACGTTCTCCATATATTCGTGACTCATCCCAACTTTCAAACTTCAATCGTTTGGATGTTGAACCACCTCTGCAGCCTTTCAACTCTAAAGGTACTATTGCTGACCTTGGACAAGAAATCTTCATGGAAGTTGGTCACAGTGTTGAAGACCAATGGGCTGAAGGCGATGAAGTTACTTTCTCAAGTGGTGCTAAAGGTTTCATTTCTTGGGCCACAGATGTAGATTCAGATAGCCGCATCTTTGTGCGCAATCTAAAAGGCGCCATTGAAGTAGGCGATATGATCTACACTGAGTCAGGTGGTACAGGTCAAATTAAAGAAATTGGTATCGATGACTTCCCTAATAGACTAGTTGGTCGCGGTGGCGGCTGTCTACTAGCTGATAGACGTGTTCTCGATCCTGATTCACTTTACACATATGTACTATGTTTCGGTTTCACGCCTCGTACTCAAAACGGTGTTGGTTACGTTGCTCGCGATGGTGCTGGTGTTAACGGTATCGGTTCTCTATCAATCTTCGTACGTACTGCATTCTATGCATTGAACGGCGGACAGATGACATTGAACAACTCTGGTACTCAGTTTGGTGACATCTCAATGCGTGCTAAAGGTTCTACTAATATCTTTACACCACCTGAAACAAGTGCTACTCTAGTTGCAAACTCTTCATTTGCTGCAACTCTAGATGTAAATCGTCAAGAAATTATTGAAGATACAATCAACTTCCTACAAGCTAATACTGCTAATGGCGGTTTAGATTACCAAGGTTATGACGCAGAAAAATGTATGCGTGATACTGGTATTATTGTAGATAATGTTGGTTACGATGTTGCTCTCAATTCTAACTACTGGGGTCGTCTAAACGGTATTACTTACCGCAGTCCAATTTCATATGTCGTAGTTAATGAACAACTTACTGAAACTGTTGGCGCTAACCAATATCTCAAGAGCGAAATTAATAGAATCTTCCAAAACGCAGATCCTGAAGTAAATCAGCGTGTAGGTGTTTCTCTTGATGAAACTCTAAATGTTCTACAAAATGGTGAACCTGCTGCAAACCCAATTCAATTTGCAGATACAGGTGATAGAGCAAGAACTAATGCTCGTGAACTTCTCCAAGATAACCGCGATCTTATTATTGAAGGTATGGTTGATTGGATTGATAATAACGATCAGTTCTTTGCTTACGATTCTGCTACTTGTCGCAGAGATATTCAAGAGTTTATCCTACCTTCTGTTAAGTACGATATGCTTCTTGATACAAACTACAACACAATCACGGCTGGTCGTGCATACTATTATGCTCAAGCAAAACCAGTTGTAGAAGCTCAACGTAATGAAACAGTATCTGCTTATGAAAGACTACGTTTAACTACTGACGAAGTTGTTCAAGCTAACTCCGCTATTGCTGCTGCAAGAACCAAAGAAAAATTCGATGGTCTAATCGATATCATTGACGGCAAGCACGCTCACGTTGAAACTCTCGGCGATGGCGTTAACCCACGTTCAGAGCATAAGTTTACTCCAACTAATGTAACTTACGATCCTTCAACTGGATTAGCTGTTATGACTATCGGTGCACACCATGCGTCTGAAATGTCAGTTGGCAGAACTGTTCTTCTAATGCCAGAAAGTTTGGTATTTACATGCGCGAGCGATAATAATACAATAGAATATGCTCATCCACGTAAGACTGATCCTGCTTATAAAGCAGTTCTACCTGTTATTGCAGTTGGTTCTGATTCTATTACAGTTAACGTTGGATCTACAGGTTACTCTTCTGAGCATACGTTTGTAAGAGCAGAAGATGGAGCAATTTCGGTTATTGCTGATTCTATTACATTTAGTGATAATGCTGCAATTGATGTTAACAAACGTAACGCTCGTAAACAACTACAAAATAACAAAGAGTTTGTCCAAGATTACATGATGACTTGGGCTGATAATGAATGGTTCTTCTACGATAGCGCTAAATGTCAGCGCGATACATTAGAATACATTCTTCCAGCTGTTAAACGTGATATGACAACTGGTACAAACTTTAACTCTATCCAAGCTGGTATTGCTTACAAGCAAGGTATTAGTACTGAAGTTATTAATAATCAGTTAACAGAAACATTAGGTGCTTACAATCATCTTAAAGCTGAAACTGCTGCGTTGTTACCTGCCGGTATTCCAACAGATCGTGCTAATGCTGCGTTTGACGAGTTTACTCATATCATGCAGAACGATAACTTGTTTACACCAACTGATGCAGTTTATGATCCAGTTTCTGGCGATATTGAACTTACTATTGGGGCGCACAACATTCCAGTTGGTAAATGGATTTCGATCGCACCTGAAAGTATTACGCTCGAGTGTGGTTCACCTGCTCAACAAATTGTACACCCACGTACAACTGATCCTGCGTATAAGACACCAGTTCGTGTAACTGCTGTAACTGCTACTTCTATTACAGTTAACGTAGGTAATGCAGGTGGTTATACCGAAGCTCATACATTTGTAAGTGCTACTGAAAACTGCATTGATACTAATGCAATCTACTGGACTGATGCTGCAAGAATTGTAGATTTCCATGTGCCAGAAAATGCTACTTATGATCCAGTAACTGGTGAGTTTGTAATTACTATTACAGGTCATAGTTTAGCTATCGGTGAGCATATCCAACTTAAGCCTCACAGCTTTGTAATGGAATGCAATGGTGAAAATATTTCTCACCCACGCATTGGTGATTTTGCCTACGACATACCATTAGAAATTACTGCTGCTGACGCTAATACAATTACTGTAAACGTTGGTGCCGCCAATGGTTATACCGGAGCTCATACATTTATAAGCGCAGAATCTGATGCTGTAATGAGAGTATATGCTAATACTCAAGGCGCATACGCTGCTAAACAACTAATTGCTAACAGAACATTCATCCAAGAAGAAATCAAAGCTTGGTTAGCAAGCAACTACTTTGTATATAATGATGCTAAATGTCAACGTGATACTGGACTAATTCTAGATGCTGTACAACGCGACGTACTAACTGGCTCTAACGTCAACTCAGTGTTTGCCGGTTTGGCTTACCGTTCAGGTAATGCTTCAACAGAAAATGTCGTTACTAATCAGTTAACAGAAACTGTTGGTGCACTAACTTGGTTAAGAGATGAAGTTGCAGGTATTGTATCTGCAGGTGGTGCTACTAGATCAAATGCTGCATTCAATGAAATTATTGATATTATGAATAATGGTATTGTAGCCGCTGACGCTATTTCATTCGGTACTACTTACGTGTCAGATGAAAACTTAGAAGCTCGTCAGATTCTACAAGCCAACAAGCAATTCATGATTGATGAAGCAACTGCATTTATTGCTGAGAAATTCCCTTCACTAACTTACGATGTTGCCAAGTGTGAAAGAGATCTTGGCTACTTTATTGATTCAATTTCTTGGGATATTCAACACGGCTCAACTGCAGCTACTGTTAATAACTCAAGATTGTACTTCGATAACGCAGTAAGTGTACTAGGTAATAATGAGAAAGTTCCAACTGCTAAAGCTTACAAGTTCCTAGCTGGACTAGCGGTTGAGATTCTAAATGCTCAAGAAGTTGATAATAGAGCTACCAACGTTGTTCAGGATTACAATGGTGCTGGTACTTCTAATACACCAACCAATGCTACTTATGATCCAGTAACTGGTGTAATGGTTCTAACTTTAGGTGCAGGTCATGGTCTTGTAAAAGGTGATTATGTAACTATTGACAAATTATCTATTACACTTGAGTGTGGTTCACCTGCTCAGCAAATTGTACACCCACGTACAACTGATCCAATCTACAACAATCCAGTACGTGTAGACGCAGCTGATGCAACAACTATTACTCTACAAGTTGGTAACGCAAACGGTTACACAGAACCACATACTTTTGTAAGTGCTGCTACAAATTGTGTAAGAAAAGCAACTACTCCTGTTATCGGTGAAGCAGTTAGATCTCTATTTGAGATTGTTTCTGATCTAGTATGGGGTGACGAGTTTGCTGAATTGCCAGTTGCTATTGAACCTAACTACTCTGCAAATACTGCTGGTTACACTACCGAAATGATTGATAACGCATTTATTATTTCTGGTTCAAAACCTAAGTATCAAACTGAAGTTATTGACTTCATCAGAGAAAATTACAATGGTCTTGCATTTAATCAAGATCTATGTTATCGTGATGTAGGTTATATTGTTGATGCTGTAGCTGAAGATATTGAATATGGCGGTAACGATGCATGCGTAAATGCCGCGCATTACTACTTTAATAATGCACTTAATATTTTGCCTGAAGATCAGCGCGAAGTAACTAGAATGACCTACGAGTACCTCAGTACTGTTGTAGAAGACATTGTTACTGAAACTGCTATTACACCTACAGCTGGAAATAGCCTTACTCAGAACACCTCTGGTATGCCTGCAGATGCAACTACCGGTATTGCCGCATTAGCTTTGGTTGAAATTGTAGCTGGTAATTCAGATGATATTTCTCCTGCATCTATCCCTGATCCTATTGCTCCAGTAGTAATGCCAAGTAGAACATTTGCTCGTAAAGCACTGCAAGCAAACCGTGACTTTATCCAAGACGAAGTTGTGGCTTACATTGATAGTCAATACTTTACTATTCAAGATGAAAAATGTGCTCGTGATGCAGGTTACATGCTAGAAGCTGTTAAGCGTGATGTAAGAACTAATTCTGATTACAACTCAAGAATTGCTGGTAAAGCTTATCGTTCAGGTACCGCTGGTACAAACAGTGTAATTGAAAAAGAAATTGCAGAAACAATTGGTGCTATTAAGTTCCTTCAAGCTGATATTGAAACCCATCTATCAGGTACTGCGCTAACTGTTGCCCAAAGAGCGTTTGATAATATCATTGACTCTATGTTAAATGATTACGATGCTAGTAATGCAAATTACGATTTTGGTCAAGCTCAAGCATCTGCCTCGCATGGTAATGCTACAACTGCACTACAACTTAATAGAACATTCTTGAGAGCTGAAGCAATCGCTTACATCAATGTTAATTACCCATCATTGACTTATGATAATGCTAAATGTTCGCGCGATATCGGTTACTTGGTAGACGCTATTTCTTATGATGCAAGACATGGTAGTAATCAAGCAACTCGTGATTTCGCTAACTTGTATTTCTCGAATGGTAATTCAGTTTTACCTGTAGACCAACAAACAGAAACTGCTGCTGTATTTGCTCATATTGGTGCAGTTGCAGAACAAGTTGTTCTTAAGCAAGCAGTTACTAAATCTGCAGGAAATACTGAAACACAACAATTCTTGTTTAATGATGTATTAGCTCCAGAAGCTCAAGCTATTCAAGATCTTGCTGATATCGTTGCTGCTGTAATTACTGCTAATACAGTTGATGCGATCCCAGCTGAAGTTGAAGCACAAGTTACATCACCGGGCGCAACTGGTTATGATTTTGAGACAGAAGCTGCTATTATTGAAACTCGTATCCCAGTACTACAAGCTAACTTGCTACCATACTTGTCAAGAGAGTTTGCTTACCTCGAGTACAATAAAGTTAAATGCCGTAGAGACATCGGCTACATGGTTGATGCTATTTCTCACGATATTCAATATGGTGGTAATTCTGCGATGTGGAATGCTGCTCAAATTTACTTTGTAAATGCAGTTAACCTATTACCATTTGAACAGCGTGAACCAACTAAGAGAGCATTTACTAGATTGGCTGATGTAGTATACAGCATTATTCGTAACGAAGTTGTTGCTAAATCTCCACGTAATACTGCAACTCAAGAATTCAAGTCACTAGTGGCGAGAAGAAGAGTTGCAAATGAAGCTAAAGATCTTGCTCTAATGGTTGCAGACATTGTTGACGATAATAATCCAACTAATCTACCGCATAGAGCAGAACCTCAAAACACTTGGTTTAGTGCTCTATTACAAGATGCTAAACAAATCATTGACCGTGCTCAAGTTGAATTGACGCAAAATATGATTAACTTTATCTCTTCTGAATACAACGGTATTAGTTATGATAAAGCTAAATGTCGCAGGGATGTTGGTTTGATGATTGACGCTGTATCTCACGACGTTAACTACACAACTAACTTTGCTATGAGATTAGCTGCTAATATGTACTTCACTTATGGCACAAGTGTTCTACCATTCGATCAAAGAGAACAAACCGCTGATTTCTATGTTGAAATGGGAAGAGTACTTTCTGATGTAGTACAAGAATTGGCAACTAACCAAAATACTGATGCAGATCCTGCAACTGCGGTAGAAGGTGGATATGTTAAAGATCTAGTAAGAGTTGTAGAAAATGCGATTCGTCGTGATTCGCTAGATTCTATACCTGCTCTAATCAAGCCTGATGTATCTTGGGTAGATGCTAGCTTGAAGTGGGCAGCGCAAGAAATTGATAATAGCCTAGATCAACTAGCAGATGATGTAACAACCCATCTTAGTAAGACATTTAAAGTTCTTGATTATAACAAGGCTAAATGTTACAGAGACGGTGGTTACTTGGTTGATGCATTCAGCTTCGATGCTAACTACGGCGGTAATACTGCTTCTAGATGGAATGCTGAATTCTACTTCTGGAATAACGTATTCAGAATTCCAGAAGATCAACGTATTCCAACTGCTCAAGCATACCGCAAACTAGGTGAAATTGCAAGAGATGTTGTACTAGGTTGTTATCCAGGTCAGGTAATTAGAGGTGATGTATCAACTCAAGAAGTTGCTGATCAAGTATACGATCTTGGTATGATATTCTACAACACATTCTTGAATGCTGATGTTAAGGATCTAGGTCCTGTTATCATGCCTAACTTCGAGTGGGAAGATAAGAAAGCATTCAGATTTGCTAAAGATATTCTTAAAGATAATCGCAGCGTTCTACAGAAATCTGTAAATGCGTTTATCAGTAAAGAATATAAGTTCTTTGATATTAATAAGACTGCACGCGATACTAATAACCTTATTACATCGCTTATCAATGACTTTGAATTTGTTAACATTATCACCGGCGAAAGTGGTGGTCAGAAAGGCATGAGATCTTATGCTCAAGCATTCTTTGACCAAAATGCTAGACATGTATTCCCGGTATTTAACCCAACAACACAAGGATTGAAGTTCCAAAAAACGCTTGAAACTGTTACTGATCTTGACAATGTCACCGGACAAAAGATCAATCATGCATATATAGTATCAAACGACTGGAACGGTAACAGATATTCTGGAGATATATATTACTGGGACGGTAGTTCTTGGGTTAACGATGGTGCTAACAATGTAGATCTTTTATACGCATTCTACAAATCTTGGGAGCACATCAGAGACTTCATTAAGACTGAATACTCAGTAGCTCCTGCAGAAGCAGCAATGATAGACGGTCTATTTAATGATGTTCTTATCGCTAGCGTATTGCGTCCATCTTCGTTACAATTTGGATCGCTTGTTGAATCGATTGCTCACCAGTTTAATGGTGCATCAGCCGGTGTTAACAGAACAGCGCTACCGATTAACTTTAGAAACCTAGGTCTACCAATTTCGGCTATCGCTTCAGTACTTTCAGAGGATGGTGGCCGTGTTCGTTGGTCAGGTGCTGACGAATTGAACAACCAGTACTTCGCGAGAGGTCTAAGAATTAACGGTAGAACAGGTCGAATCGAAGGTCGTCCGTTCACATCGTCGGTAAGAAAACTAGCTAGAAGAGCATCTAACAGTAGGGCAATAGTATAATGGCAAATACAAATATTATAACGGTTACAACGACCCAGGCGCCAGACGCCAAACCGGTTGCAAAGAATTTAACCTTAACAACTAACTGGCAAACAATTATTGATGTGCCTCAGTATGAAGTTCCGGAACTAGTTTTCGGCGGATCGACTACAATTGAACCAGGTGTGGGCGAGGTAATCAGCCCACTCGTTCTCTGTAACACGACTGCAAATACTGTTTATGTTGATGTGCAAGTTTACAGATACGTAGAAAATACAAATTGGTATATGGTAAGAAATTTGCCTTTACCTGCCTTTGATACGATCCCACTTCCATTGAATGGTCAGTTCTTTAAAACTGGCGATTTATTAGAAGCCAAAGCCTCTGAAGAATTAGCTGTACATGCTACATTGTCATTTACGCTTGGACAATCGGAGGAGGATGACGTATAATGGCTTTTAAATCATTCGGCGGTAGCCAACTAATAGGTCAAGGCAGACCATTACCGGTACCTATTCAATTAGATCCTAGCCCGTATAATGGCGCGATTGCTTATGGCGAAGACGGCAATTATTATGGATCCAATGGTACTACATGGTTTTTAATTAACCAAGGTGCACAAGGTACTGAAGGTTTCCAAGGCCCTCAAGGAACCCAAGGTGTTCAAGGTGACTATGGTCCAGGTTTCACAGTAATTGGATCTGTCCCAGATGCTAATTCAGGTGGTGATCCACAAGCTACTCTTAACACTGCTTTCCCAACTCCTAATATTGGTGATGCTGTTATTGACCAAACCTTAGATGAGCTTTGGGTATATGACGGTACAAATTGGGTAAACGTTGGCTCATTCCGTGGTGTACAAGGTTTTCAAGGTATACAAGGTTTACAAGGCAACCAAGGTGATATTGGTCCAGAAGGTATTCAAGGTACACGTGGTCACCGCGGTTTCCAAGGCACACAAGGTATTCAAGGCCTTCAAGGCCTTCAAGGCTTTAAAGGAAACCAAGGTACTCAAGGTATCCAAGGTCCTCAAGCAGCGCAGGGTACACAAGGTATTCAAGGTCCTCAAGGTCCACAGGGTACACAAGGTATTCAAGGTCCTCAAGCTGCACAAGGTACTCAAGGTATCCAAGGTTTCTTCGGTATCCAAGGTAACGTTGGCGCATTTGGTGGCGTAACAGTAAGATTCACTTATGACAGTACTTCTACCGCCAATACTGATCCTGGTGTTGGAACTTTAAAATCTGATGATCCTGTTATCGGTGATTCAACTGAGCTTTACATTGACGTAGTTGATGCCGATACTGTTAACGTAAGTAATCTTTTAGCAGAAGCTTATTCAATCGAAGCAACAGTTAGAAGCTACATCAAGCTTACTAATGCTGATGATCCTGTTAATTATGCGCTTTTCCAAGTAAATAATGGCCAATTAGTTCCTACTGGAAACGACGGTTTCCATATTCTTGAAGTAACTTCTTTAACGCCTGGCGTAACATTTACCAATGGTACTGACGTACGAATTTCTCTAGATAGAACTGGTGATGTTGGTGCGCAAGGTATCCAGGGTATGCAGGGTATCCAAGGCTTCTTTGGTATCCAAGGTTTGCAGGGTACTCAAGGTCCACAGGCTGCTCAAGGTACTCAAGGTATCCAAGGCAATCAGGGTCCTCAAGGTACTCAAGGTATTCAAGGTATTCAAGGACCTCAAGGTGTACAAGGAACACAAGGTGTACAAGGAACACAAGGTGTTCAAGGCGATCAAGGTACTCAAGGTATCCAAGGCTGGACAGGTATCCAAGGTAGTCAAGGTGAAACTGGTCTACAAGGTATTCAAGGTGTTCAAGGTGTTCAAGGTATTCAGGGTAACCAAGGAATCCAAGGATTCCAAGGTACTCAAGGTACAATGGGTAACTACGGCGGCCTAACTTATGAGTGGGACTTTGTTAATAATACTACTGCATTTACGGATCCAGGTACAAACTCTTGGAAACTAAATGATGCAGATATTACTACAGCAACAGTTTTAACTATTGATGACGTCCCATTAAATAACTATTCAAATGATGTTGATGAAATATTTGATTGGTTAAATACAATTCCTAGCGGAAGTGGATCTAAAGGTCTATTGGTAATCGAATCTTACGACGACAGTAACGGTCCTGGCGGACATCATCAGGTCGTATATGAATTTACTAATTTTACTTGGGATGGCACGGGTAAAACTTTTGGCTGGTTTGATGTTACATATGTCGGACAATATGGACTACCTAATAACGATTGGCAACAAGATGTTATAGATTCTGGGCACGGCGCTAAGACTATCATCAACTTTGTCCCGCGTGGCGAAGCTGGTGTCCAAGGTCCACAGGGTATCCAAGGTATTCAAGGTAACGACGGTGAAGTAGGTGCACAAGGTATCCAAGGTATCCAAGGCCCTCAAGGCTTACAAGGTATTCAAGGTATTGCTGGTTCCTACGGTGGCGCGTCTTTCGAGTACGACTTTAATCCTGATTTTTCAGCAGCTCCTCCTGCTGCCGGTATTATTAAATTCAACGCAGGTGATTTAACTGCAGCAACTATTATAAGAATCAATGAGCTGGATACTTTTGGTAACAATTTAGAAGTTTTCTTAAGAACTCTTGATCTTTCTGGAAGCGCATTTAAAGCTTACATTAAAATCATTTCTGTATCTAATCCAAACGAATTTGTACTTTACACCTTAAATGCTCAGGCTGAAATTGGTACATACTTTAACATGTCAGTTACTTACGTATCTAAGTCTGTAAATGCTGATGTAACGTACTTTACCAATAATACTGACGTAATTGTATCTTTCTCAGTCACCGGTGATAAAGGTGCTCAAGGTATTCAAGGTATACAAGGTACTCAAGGCACTCAAGGCCTACAAGGTATTCAAGGTAATGATGGTGCTGGTTTCCAAGGTATTCAGGGTATTCAGGGTATTCAAGGTGATTTTGGTATCCAAGGTTTCCCTGGTCCAATTGGTCCTCAAGGTGTTCAGGGTATACAAGGTGAGCCTGGCGAAGGTATCCAAGGTGCTACTGGTGGATTCGGTGGTGTAACATTTGATTATACGTTCGATACCTCTACTGTTGTAGGAGATGTACCACCTGGTACACTCAGATTGAACAATACTTCTGCAGCTGCTGCTTCAATAATGGTAATAGATGACCGTGATGACAACTTTGTAGATATTCAGCCGTTCTTAAGAACAATTGATGATTCTACAAGTCCTATTAAAGGTCACGTTAAAGTTTCTGAAAAAATTAATCCAGCTAATTTCGCAATCTTTGCTATTAACGGTGCTGCAGATCCAGAACCTGCTGGCTTCCACGCAATTGATGTGTCATTCGTATCTGGTTCAGTAGCTGGAACATTTGGTAACGGTCTAGATATTATCGTTACTTTCGCAAGAACTGGTGACGTAGGTCCTGCTGGTCCGCAAGGTACTCAAGGTATTCAAGGTGATTTGGGTATCCAAGGTCCTGCCGGTGGTGCTGGTACAGGTGGTTCTCAAGGTATCCAAGGTATTCAAGGTACACAAGGTATACAAGGTGAGAATGGCATCGGCATTCAAGGTACGCAAGGTACACAAGGTGTTCAAGGTCCTGCTGGTATAGGTGATGTCGGTGAAGCTGGTGCTCAAGGTATCCAAGGTATTCAAGGCACGCAAGGCTTACAAGGTATCCAAGGTAACGATGGTGAAGCTGGTCCTCAAGGTATTGCTGGTATCGGCGCAACTGGTTTCCAAGGTACTCAAGGTATTCAAGGTACTCAAGGCCCGCAATCAGCACAAGGTGCTCAAGGTATCCAAGGTGATCTAGGTTTCCAAGGTATTGCTGGTGAGGGTAACCAAGGTATTCAAGGTCCTCAAGGTACTATCGGTACTGATGGTTTCCAAGGTTTCCAAGGTATTCAAGGTGGCGCTGGTGAGGGTGGTTTCCAAGGTACACAAGGTTATCAAGGTATTCAGGGTATCCAAGGTAACGACGGGTTTGGTAACCAAGGTATTCAAGGTTTCCAAGGTCCCGCTGGTATCGGTGAAACTGGTTTCCAAGGTATTCAAGGTTTCCGTGGTTTCCAAGGTACTGACGGTGAAGCTGGTGATCCGGGTGTACAAGGCTTTGAAGGTTTCCAAGGTGCGCAGGGTATCCAAGGTATTGACGGCGGCGTAGGTTCACCGGGTGCTCAAGGTGCTCAAGGTACTCAAGGTTTCTTTGGTATCCAAGGTATTCAAGGTAACGATGGTATCGGTGCTCAAGGTATACAAGGTATCCAAGGTATCCAAGGTGATTTGGGTATCCAAGGTTCTACTGGCTTTGGTGCTCAAGGTATTCAGGGTACTCAAGGTATACAAGGTGATCTAGGTCCTCAAGGTACCCAAGGTGTTCAGGGTCCTGGTACAGAAGGTGGTGTAGGTAACTTACAAAACGTATATACTTCTCCACTACAAGATACTGCGCTATTCATTCCATTCTTCGAAGGTGGTGCTGAAAAACGACAGTTACTTGGTACTCTAGGTCCCAACCCAGGCGGAGAAAATAACTTCTTCTATACTGCAAACGTCGACGAATTAACTGTTGAAAACATTGCGGCTGGTGGTAATATTACAGCAGATGGTGTAATTACTGCTTCTGGTATTTCGGGAATCACAAATGACTTCTCTTTACCTACAGATGTTGCTTTGAACTTTGGTAATACTTCTGAAGTTAAACAGTTCTACGAATCAGCTACAGGTGACTTCTTAATTAACGTTGATACAGCATCTGTACCAAATGTTATCATTGAGAATAGAGGAACTGGTCTACCGATCTTTACATTCAATATTGCGACTGGTAACTTCACTGCAACCGGTGATGTAACAACCAACTCGGATGAAAGATTGAAAGAAAATATCGTTACAGTAGAAGAAGCTCTTGAAAAAGTGCTTAACATGCGCGGCGTATACTTCAATAAGAAATCTATGCCAAACGATAGAAAGATTGGTTTGATTGCACAAGAAGTAGAAGCTGTAATTCCTGAAGCTGTTACAGAAGATGATAGCGAAGACAGAATTAAATCAGTTTCGTATGGTTCTCTAGTCGGTCTTCTAATTGAAGCAATCAAAGATTTGAAAGAAGAAGTTGATACCATAAAGGATCGATAAAATCTTGAAAATCTTTTGGAAATAAGGGGGCAATTCACCCCCTTATTTTTTGCTGGCAGCTTTTAATTATAAATAAAAGAAAAAGCTTACATAAGAGATTTAACATGGGATCAAGAGCAAATATTTACATCGACCAAGGTACTGACTTCCGCATCTCGATTGATTTATTCGATGCGTCAGATGACCCTCTTATTATTGCATCCTATAGTTTCAAGGCTTATATGAAGAAAATGTATTCTGCTACTCCCATTGCAGAATTTACTATTGAAAAGGGCGCTAGTGGTATTACACTAGTTTTAGATCCTATTACAACAGCTCAATTGAAACCTGGAAAGTATGAATACGACGTTATCATGCGAAAGCAATCAAATGAGTTATCAAAAATTGTTGAAGGATTAGCTATCGTTATCCCAACAATTACTGACTCTACTGCGTTGATCGAGGAGATATAACGTTGAGTATTAAAGTCAAAATAGGTCCTACTCAGGATTTTAGAGTTGTAGCGACAGGCGAAAAGAAACCGGTAATTGTTCCGGATTCTATAGTTTTAGGTGTTGATACTTTAGGCGATTACGTTGCTCGCATTGATGCTGGCGATGGTATTGTAGTACTTCCAGAAACTGATACAGAAACTGCAAATCTCGTAATTGCGCACGCAAACACTTCAACCGAATTAAGTACAACAAATGATGTTTTAGAATTTATTTCAAATGCTGATATAGATCAATTTGGTCATATTACAGCGTTTTCTAGTACTGGTTTAGACGCAAATAATTTTGTTTCTACAGATGGTGTAATCTCATCTAAAAATATTACGCTAGGTGACACATCATTTACGCTTGGTGATTCAATTACGTCATTGAGCGGATTATCTTTTACTAATGTAGAATTAATTACTGGCGCTAATAATATAGTTGACTTCGGTGGTTCAACAATCACCAACATTTCTGATCCTATTGAAGCTGGCGACGCAGTAAACCGCGATTTCTTATTCAACCAATTAAACCTTTTAGAATTATCTGTACGTGTAGTAGAGGATCCTGTTGATCCATTAGACGCAGCTAACAAGCGTTACGTTGATGCAACAGCTCAAGGTTTAGTTGTAAGACCTTCTGCATTAGCTGCAACTACTGCTGATCTTGGTGGTACATTCCTAGAAGGTAATACTTCAGTTGCTGATACAATTACAATTCCAGCAACAGAATTCTTAAACATCGATGGTGTTATAACTTGGCAAGTTGGTGACAGCATTCTTGTTAAAGACCAAACTGATCCTGCTCAAAACGGTAGCTACGATATCGTACAAGTTGGTAATACCGCCGATGATTGGATTCTTGAAAGAGCTCGTTGGAGTAGAGAATACAATGGTGTTCCAGGATCATTCGAATTTGTAACAGATGGTACAGTTAACCGTAGTACAGGTTGGGTTGCTACTGTTGCAGATGCAGAAACATTTGAATTAAATACTGATGCTGTAACTTGGGTTCAATTCTCAGGTGCTGGTACTTATGATGCAGGTACCGGTTTAACTCTAGATGGTACAGTATTTAATGTAGATGAATCACAAACTCTTTCTCAAATTAATGCAGTAAATGGTTCTTTAGAAGTTGTTGGTAATGGTGCATTAACTTTACCAAAAGGTATTACTGCTGAAAGACCAGCTCCTGTAGTTGGTATGATTCGTTTCAATGAGCAAGATAATCAATTTGAAGGTTACGATGGTTTAGCATGGTCAGGTCTTGGTGGAGTTATTGATGTAGACCAAGATACTAAGATTGTTGCTGAAACTTCACCTGGTTCAGATAATGACGAACTGCAATTCTATACCGGTGGTACATTAACTGCTAAATTTGACTCTACTTCTGCTAATTTCTATGGCGATGTTAATATCTCTGGTCATATTACAATTGGCGATTTACCAGCAGATAGTATTACTGTTATTGCAGATTTTACTTCAGATTTAGATCCTGATACGGATAGAACTTACAATCTAGGTAATGAATCTGCAAACTGGAATATTGCATATATAGATACATTAAGAAGTTCTAATGAAGTACTAAATATTAATGGTACTGGAGCTCTTAAACTTCCTACCGGTACAAATGCTGAAAGACCTGCTGGTCAAATCGGCATGCTCAGATTTAATTCAGAAGATCAAAGATTTGAAGGTTACGATGGTAATCAATGGGCTGGTCTTGCTGGTTCTGTAGTTGACTTAGATAGAAATACTTACATTGTCGCTGAAACATCAACTGGTGCTGATAACAATGAATTAGACTTCTATACAGCTGGACTACAACGTCTACAGATTGACTCAACTGGTAATTTAAGATTTGGTTCTAACCTTGATAGCCTTATAGCTAATTATACCACTGGTGAAATAATTGTCAACAGTAAAATCACATCTGATGACATTTTATTTTTAGATTCTGCAAATAGCATCATTGATGTAAGTAACAATAGAATTACAAATGTTGCTACTCCTGTTAATCCTACAGATGCAGTTAACCTTGCATATCTCGGAGATTCATTCTCGTCTGGTTTAACAGTTATTGATGGCAACAATACTTATGTAGATGGTGTTGATCTTACTAAGAGTCCTACACTTGAGCTAGGTCGTGGTTTAGAATTAGAATCAATTGATACTGCAAATAATACTTTAAAACTTAGTATCGAACAAACCGGTGTTCAACCTGGTTTATATGGTAATAATGGTTATACTGCAACATTCAGAGTAGATGACACCGGCCGTATTAATTTTATTACAGATATTCCTCTTGAATTCCAAGCTAACGTAATTATTGATTTTACCGAAGCTACAATGGACATCATTGGCCTTGCGCTAAATGATGGTGTTAAAGAAGGTGTGGCAGTTCTTTATGACGATAGTTCTAATACGTTCAACTTCTTTACAGATAACTTTGATGTCACATTAGATGGTGATATTACTGGTACAGCTACGGTTGTTAGAAATAGCAACACGATTATCACTACATCTTATGATTATACAAATTTAGATGCTCGTTATGCTAATTTAACTGGTGATACTTTTACTGGTGGAATTTCTGGTACTACAGCACAATTTACTGGAAATGTTGAAGGTTCGAGATTTGTAGATTCTGATAATGGCACTTACTTTGTAGATCCTAGTGGTACATCTAGAATCAACACAATGGAAGTTGGTTATGGGTCAGTATTCTCGCAAATGAAGTTCAGAGATGGTCCTGGAAGCTTCTCAACACTATATGCTACAAACGGTCAAATTGGTTTCCTTGACAATACTTTCAATTTTGCTGCATACGCCGAAAGAGCTACAGGCAACTGGGTAGTACAAAATGGTGATGTAAGAGCAGAACGTTTTGTTGATGCAGATGCTCAAACCTATTTTGTTCATCCGGGTGGTACTGATTCTAAGATTCGTCAATTATGGATTGAAAACTCTGCAAAAATTGACAACATTGAAATTGGCACAACCACTCAAAATACTATTGAAACTTTAAGTGGTTCTTTAATTCTAAATGGTGAAGGTATTTCTTTAAATGCCGAAGGTTTAGATATTGATGCTAATAATTCTAAGATTGTAAATGTTGCTGATCCTGTACTTGATACAGATGCTGCCAACAAACGTTACGTTGATTCTACTGCGCAAGGTTTAAGAATCGCGCCACAAGCATTAGCTGCTACAACTGCTGATTTAGGAGGTTCATACTCTTCTATTAACGGTGGTACAATTACAATTCCAGCAGTTACTACTTTAAATGTCGATGGTGTAACTGATTGGTCATTGGGCGATCGTATCCTAGTTAAAGATCAATCTACAACTCTTGAAAATGGCATTTACGAAATTGCACAAGTTGGTGATGTTTCTACTGATTGGATTTTAAGAAGAAATCAATACGCTAATGAATCATACGAAGTTCCAGGCACATACGAATTCGTAACCGACGGTACTACAAATGCTGGTACAGGTTGGGTTATTACAGTTGCTGATGCTGAAACATTCGTACTTGGTAGTGATGCTATTATTTGGTACCAATTCTCTGGTGCAGGTACATACACAGCCGGTTCAGCATTAACATTAACTGGTACTGAATTCTCAATTTCAGATCAAGCAATTACTAATGCTAAATTAGCGAATCCATCTTTCAGCATTATTGATGAAAATGGACAAACACAAGAAATTAACTTAGGCACTAGTTTAACATTTGAAGGCGTAGACGGTGTAGATACAACTGTCACCGCAGGTCAAGTTGCTATTGCTGTTACAACAATTGATGGTGGAACATTCTAAATATACTCGTATAAGTATATAGAATAAAAAATTATTAGATTATACCTATATAGGTATTAAAAGAGAGGACATACATATGTCAACGACTATTAAGCTGCGTCGTTCAGCCGTTCCAGGCCGCGTACCTACAGTCGAGCAACTCGAGCTCGGCGAAATCGCAATTAACACAGCCGACGGTAAATTATATTTTAAAAGATTTAATCCGGTAGCAAATACAGAATCTATTATTGATGTATCTGCTGATCTTGATGCTGCAGCTATCCTAGACTTACTTAAAACTGTAGACGGTCCTGGATCTGGTCTTGACGCTGATACTCTTGATGGCCAGACTGGCGATTATTACCTAGACTATAATAACTTTACAAATGTTCCACCTGCTACATTTGATTTAACTTTAGACGGTAAAGTTACAGGTACTGCTTTCTCTAATACCGGTATCATGACTTTGACCACAGAGCTTGCAAATACTGGCGTTGTTCCAGGTTCATACGGTTCTGCTTCTCTTGTTCCAATTATCACTGTTGATGAAGATGGTCGTATCACAAATGCTAGTACAGTTTCTGTAGCAGGTGTTTCTAATACTTTTTGGACCGTTGCTAACACTACATTTACTATTGAAACAGCTGACGGCGGTATCTACAACACTGTTATCAATAATTTTAATGACGCGTTTGTTAATAATCTTGCAACGAACAACATTGATACACAAGATTTAGTATCTAATACCGCAAATATTTCTACACTAATTGCAAATGCAGTTGACATTGAGACTCAAACAAGTAATAATGTAACTATAACAACAGATCTAACTGTTGGAAATAATATTATTGTTGGCGGTTTAGTTGATGGCCGTGATATCGCTGCTGACGGTGCTAAACTTGATAATTTAGAAGATGGTTTAGATCTCACGTTAGTTGGTAAAGTTACAGGCACTGCATCTTCTAATACAGGTGTAATGACATTAACAACTGAACTTGCAAATACCGGTGTTATCGCAGGTACTTATGGTTCAGCGACAGCAATTCCAATAATCACTATTGATGAAGATGGACGAATAACATTAGCAAGTACTTCATCAGTATCAGGTGTTGAAAACTTTACTTGGACTTCAGCTAATAACACACTTGTTTTAGAAACTGGTGACGGTACCAATTATAATGTTCTTATTGATACCTTTTCTGATATTACGACTGGAAATATTACAACTACTGGAACTGTAGATGGTCGTGATCTTTCAGTTGATGGTTTAAAGTTAGATGGTATCGAAGATGGTGCAACCGCAGATCAAACACCAGCTGAGATCCTTACAGCTCTATTAACAGTTGATGGAGACGCTTCTGGATTAGATGCAGATAAACTCGATGGTTATGATGCAGGCGCACTTTTAGATGAAGCTGCAAATAATGCTGCATCTCTTATCGGTAACGGCCGTATAGATGTTCTTACTGGTAATGGATTAGACGGCTCAGGATTCTTTAATCTAAATGATGCTAATAATACCGTCATTACATTATCTCATACAGATACATCGTCTGTTATTGATTCAGTAAATACTGGCTCAAATGTTTTACAAAGTATCACATTTGATACATTTGGTCACGTACAAACAATCTCATCTACAGATTTAGATAATAGATACTATACTGAAACAGAACTCAACAACGGCGTTTTAGATACTCGTTATTACACTGAGACTGAATTAAATAATGGGCAATTAGATAATCGTTATTACACTGAATCTGAATTAGATAGCGGTCAATTAGATAATCGTTACTACACTGAATCTGAAGCAGATGCTAAATTTGTTGATGTAACTGGCGATACTATGACCGGCGATTTAACTGTACAAGGTAATTTCAGTTTAAATCATTCAACGTTAATTTCTTCAACTTCTACAACCACTACTACATCAGCTGCAACGATTTATGCTTTCCCTTGGGCTTTATATGCTGGCGCTGAAATTATTATTTCAATGACTCGTGGTTCTGATAAGCACTTAACTAAACTTCTTATAACTCATGATGGCTCCGTTGCTATCGCTACAGAATTTGGTACAGTGTATACTAACACAGAATTAGCAGATTTTGAAATTGATTTAATTGGGCCGGTTGTTACTGTGCAAGCTACACCAAACAGCGCAACAAGCACGATATTTAAAATAGCTGGAACTTTAATCAAGACATAATTTATAAATATAGAAAACCAATCTATAATACCAAGCCAAACTGGGGAGAGTGAACCGAATGGCGAATGATAAGAAATTTATAGTCAAAAACGGGCTGCAAACCGAAGAAAATGTAGTTATCGGATCTAATGTCGATAATGGAACAGATAAACTACAGGTAACAGGCAGTTCAGCATTTGCTGGTGAAATATCAGCGCAATCATCAAACGCGGCAAGTCCTACTATCACTGTTTCTAATAGTGGTGGTGTCAATGCCCAAATTGCTTTATTTAAAGGCGATTCCAATCAGCTTGGTATTATTAATATTGATACCGGTGATTATGCTCTTTTAAACCAAGCTAATACTGGTATACAATTTAACAGCGATATCGAAGGTTTAAAATTCCTTTTTGAAAATGCTGTTAAATTAGAAATTACTTCTACTGCTATTGATTTCAAAACAGATCCTACTGTTAATGGCGCTATAATTTGGCATGCTGATAACGATGGTGCAGGATCTGGCTTAGATGCAGATTTAATTGATGGATTAGATTCTACTCAGTTCTTGCGTTCTGATGAAAGCGACACCATGACCGGTGACTTAACCATCGATGGTAATCTTACTGTTAATGGTACGACTACTTATATTAATACCGAAGAGATTCTACTTTCTGATAACATTATCACTCTTAATGCAAATTATACAGGAAGTACTCCAACAGAAAATGCTGGTGTTGAAGTAGAACGTGGCACGTTACAAAACGCTAAATTAATTTGGAATGAAGCTTCTGATTACTGGCAAATTGAAACAAACGGTTCAGTTATTGGTCGAGTAATTACTACTGCTGACGAAGCTAAAAATGGCGGTAATTTTGACGCTGATACTGTTGATGGGTTGCAAGCAACTCAATTTCTACGCTCAGACGTTGATGACACTGCAGCTGGTAACATTAGAATTGAAAAAGCGCTTACTGTTGGTAATAATACTCAAGGCGCTTACATTTACATGGACGGCACTGGTAATAACCGTACTATCTATTCTGATGCTGGTGAAATTGGTTTCCTAAATGGTTCATTTAACTATGCTGCAAAATCAGACGTTAATGATAACTGGATTGTTGGTAATGATGTAAAAGCAAAACGTTTCCTAGATACTGATAACGAAAACTGGTTGCTTGATCCATCAGGTACTTCTGTATTAAATGGTATTTTCTTAGGTGGTCGTATTACGCATCTCGATGATGTTGATACTTACCTAAACTTTAATGCGGAAAATAGTTTTGAAGTTCGCACAGGCGGCGCTCAAAGATTATTAGTTAATGATACATATGTTGAAATTACAAACGAAGCACGTTCACCAAAATTTGTAGATTCTGATGATATTAATTTCTATGGTGATTTTGCCGGCGCTTCTCGTGTAAATGACGTATCACTATTTGGCCAAATTATTCATGATGGCGATACTGATACTTACCTAGATTTCAACGCAGCAGATAGTTTCCAAGTTGTAACTGGTGGTACTGCTCGTTTAACAGTTGCTAATACCGCTGTGACAACTGCAGTTGAGCTTGTTGCTCCTAAACTAGTTGATGCCGAAGATCCTAATTTCTATTTAGATCCTAATAGTACTTCAATTCTTAAAAATCTAAATGTTTACAGTGGTGCAACTACTGGTGAAATTAACGTCGGTAAAAACGCTACTGAAAGATTTAATCTTTATGTAACAGATGGCCAAGGTTACATTCGTTACTATCAAGATGAAAATGATAATACAAACCACTCAGTAAACTTTGAGATCCAATCTTCAAATACTGGCATCAAACAATTTACATTTAACCAAGATGTAAACTTATTATCTAATAATTTACAAACTAGCGGTGCAGTAATTTCTAGCGCTTCTTACTCATCAATTTATTACGATGCTGACAATGAAATTTACTACGGTGACTTTAATAATACCGGTGTTTCATTAAATCTAGCAGGTCGTGTAAGAGCAGCAACTGGCACATTGGCTCAACCTACATACTCATTTGCTAATGATGCAGATACGGGTATGTACCGTTTTTCTGATAACGTACTAGGTTTTGCAGCAGGTGGTAACGACGAATTCCGTGTATACTCTTCTTACACATTATCACCAGGTTCATCTCGCGCTCCTATTTTCTACGATAGCGATAATACTGGTTATTTCGTAGATCCTGCTGGTCAGTCATCAATGAATATTATTGGTATTGACTCTGATCTATTGCACAACGGTGATCCTAATACTAAAATAGGATTTACTACTGGTAAAATTCAATTATTTACTAATGGTTCATCTAAATTAACAATAGATACCAACAATGTAGTTTCAAATGTAAATCTTTACGCTCCACGCTTTTACACTAATGATTACGTTTATCATAACGGTGATGATTCTTACATTGGTTTCAATGCAAACGATACATTTGGTGTATGGACTGCAAGTGTTAATCGTTTAAGTATTGATACAGACTCTGCTGATTTTTCAGTTAATACATTTGCACCTCGTTTTTACACTAACGATTACTTGGTTCATAATGGAGATACAAACACTTATATTGGTTTTGACGCTGATGATAGTTTTGGCATTTGGACAAATGGCACTCAACAAGTAGATGTCAATTCAGCCGGCGCTGTAGGTATTGGTAGAACAGATCAAACCTACAAATTAGATGTTAGCGATGCTGGTATATCTGTTGCCAGATTTACTGGTGCAAGCGGTGGGGCACATATTTCATTAGTATCTGGTACTACTGAGTTTAGAGCAACAGTCAATAACGATTCTGTAGAATTTGGCAGTGAATCAAATGATCCTGTTGAAATTGTAACAAATGGCACAACTCGTGTACATATTACAACTGACAACCAAGTTGGTATTAATACAATAGATCCTAAAGGTGCATTGCACATTAATTCGAGTAGTGCGCTAGGATTTAACCCATACACTGAAGGTAATAATTTCTTATCTCTTGGAGGAGCAACTCCATCTTATGCATTACGTGGGGATAGCTTTGGTAATATTTGGGTTACAAAACCAAGTGGACAATTAATTAATGCAGACGATAATGTAAACATTTTGATGTCTGTTGATTATAATACTGGCGATGTTATTGTTGGCGATCAACAAGCTACTTATCCTACAACAGACGCATCCACAACTTATGTAACTACTCCTTCTGCTAATAAATTACATGTTTGGGGTGGTTTACAGTTAAACAATAATACTGACGTAATAAGTATCGGCCGTGCCTCGGGTGACGCTAATATTAATGAAGCTACTTTTGTTGCTATCAATGAATTAGGATTCTCAGCAGGTGGTGGTTTCTACATGGATGATACCGCTACTGTTAAAGTACGCGGTAACAAAGCACTATCAACTTCTGGTAATATTACTGGTGGTACTTTCTACGGTAACAAGTTTATTGATACCGATAATAACAACTACTACTTAGATCCAAATTCAACTTCTGTTTTAAATACAGTTGGTATTGATTCCGATCTATTCCATAATGGCGATACTAATACTAAATTAGCATTTGCTACAGATAGTGTTACTATTTCAGCAGGTGGCGTTAATTATGTTGCTAATACAACAGTTCTAGATTCTCCATCTAATGTATATGCTCCACGATTCTATGATCGTGATGATAATGCATACTATGTAGATGCTGCCGGTGATTCTCAGTTTAATACTATTGATATTGATGATTTCGTCAGACATCGTGGCGATACTAATACTTACATTGGATTTAATGGAGCGGATAACTTCCAAGTTGTAACTGGAGCTTCTCAGAGACTCGGTATAAGCAATTCACTTGCTAGCTTTGGTGTTACCGTTCGCGGAGTAAATGGTTCTCTTGCTACTCCAGCATACTCGTTTACTGGTGATCCTAATAGCGGCATGTATCTAAATGCTGCAGACGTTATTGGTTTCTCAGCAGGCGGAAATGACGAGTTTAGAATTCATAACACTTACACTATTTCTCCGGGATCGTCGAGAGCTCCTATCTTCTATGATAGTGATAACACTGCTTTCTATGCGGATCCAGGTTCTACATCAGTAATGAATGTTGTTCGTGCCAACCAATATCAATTAGATGGCGCTGCAATTCTTATTGATTCTCCCAACGGTGATTACGGTTCAATCAAAGTAGAAGGTGATAAAGGCGGATGGGCTGGTTACGCTATTCGTGACGATTATGTATTCATGTCAAATGGCTCATCTAACTTTGGTATTTACAACGACACCGATAATGAGTGGATGCTTTACGGTACACGTAATGCTGGTCTAGATCTTTACTACAATGGTACTGTACAGGCTGAAACTGAAAATGGTTACTTCTTAGCAAATAACCAAATGCGTGCACCTATTTACTATGATAGCAATAATACTGGTTACTATGCAAACTTTGCAGCTGGTAATACTGGAACTTCTATCAAAGTAAACGGACAAATTTACCGTGATGGTTTTGCAGCTGGAAATGGCGATAATAATAAATTCCTAGTTGCTGAAGATTATTCTCATTGGATTTGGAACACTGCTTCTAACTGGGGTATGTTCTGGGCCGGTAATGATAATGCAGCTTACAGCTACTTTAGCTCATCTAATCCAAATGAAATCGCATTTGTTGGCGGCGGTAACGTAAGAGCATCTATCGACCTTGACAATGGTAACGCATACTTCCAAGGTGAAGTAATTGGTTCTAACTTTAGAATTAATGGTGGTAACGAAGACCTAGGTATCCTCAAAACTTACGGTTCTGGTCTTGCTGATGCAATGTTGTTTGATGCTACTGAGTACTGGGATAAGCGCGTTATTCGCCCAATGCAAGGTGCAGAAAATAATGTAACAAGCTCTTCTGGCGATTGGGTTAAAGCAACTGATGGTCCATATGCTGGTGGCTACGTGTTGCAAACTGGTGGTTATCGTCAATTTGATTCTGACTACATTCCAGTAGAACCGGGCGAAGAAATTTATGCTGAGATTTCTGCTAGACTAGTTTCTGGTTCGGGCGGTTTATTATATCTTGGTGTTAGAAGATACGACAAAGATAAGAAACCAATTGCATCTAATGATGGCATTACTTACTTTGCGGCTTCTGCTGCTGATGTAACAAGTACCGGATGGACTACTTATAGAGGACATCATACACTACCAACTTCTCATACTCCATACAATGGATCTGACGGCGGTGGTGTTAAGTATGTTCGTCTAATCCTATTAGCGAACTATAGTTCTGGTGGTGCGGTACGTCAATTTGGACCACCAATTCTTAAGAGATCGAGCTTGCACAGTAATATCAGTGCTGGCGCTGGTAGATTTAGTGGTGATGTATACGCGCCTCGTTACTACGATAGCAATGACACTGGCTACTATGTAGATCCCGCGAGTATATCATATCTAAACGATGTTCGCGCGAATATTTACTACGACCGTAACAACACTGCTTACTACATGAATCCAGCTTCAGGCGGTAAAGTTACTGGTACTTGGGATTGGACTAATGGTTCCATCGAAAACTTAAATAGCATTTCGTTCAATGATCCAGGTCCAAATGAAGGTATTCACTGGAAAGGTGGTAACAACTGGAGAATTTACGAATCACCAGACAACCTAAGCACTAATTCAGGTGGTAACTTACAAATTCTTTACAATAATAACGCTCTTGGTTTGCGTGTTACTACAAGTGGTGATACTATTGCTGGACGTTATTCATATGCGCAACGTTTCTATGATTCAAACGATGGTAACTACTATGTAGATCCTGCTGGAACAAGTATTCTAAATAGAGCTATTTTACGCGCAACTGCTGCACTTGACTTTACTACTACATCAACAGCTGTATTAGATCATAATTCTAATTCAACACCAGTTGCATTTAGAATGAACAAAGGCGGTACTACATTATCTGACGGTACAGACTTTGGTGTACTACAACTTTCACGTACTAACCACAATAATAACGCTACTGCTGCAGGCGCTGGTTTATACTTTACTCTAAAAGATAGTGCTGGCACATTACGCGAATACGCTGGTATCTTAGGTAGAAAAACTGTAGCAGGAACAGGCGGTGGTGAATTACGATTCATGACTTATGGCCGCGCAGTACAAGCTTACTTGAATGCTGATTACTTCTCTCACGTGTCAGATATTCGTGCACCTATCTTCTATGATAGTAACAATACTGGATACTATGCCGATATGGCTAGTACTTCGATATTTAATGTAATGAGAGCTAACCAGTATCAAGTTGATGGTTCTACATATTACATCGACAGCTCTAACAGCGACTACGGTTCTATACGCGTAGAAGGTAGAAAGAATGGTTGGTCTGGTTACGCAATTGAAAATAATTGGGTATTCATGTCTAATGGATCTCCAACATCTGGTATCTTCAATGATACAGATAATAAGTGGGCGATTTTATTTAACAGAAACTCAGACGTAAATCTTTACTTCAATGGTACTTGGGAAGAGCGTACTCGTTCAGGTTACATGGAAGCTCGTGGTTCTTACCGCGCGCCTATCTTCTACGATAGTAACAATACTGCTTACTACGCGAATCCAGCTTCTACATCTAACTTTGCTGGTTTGACTGTAGGTGGCGTAATTACTTCACCGGGTATTACTGGTTACTCAAATGCTCTTGTAAGAAGAGATAACAGAACTATCGCACCAAGTGAAGATTTTGCCGGTCAGCTGAAGTTCGGTTTCACTTCATGGGCTAACAACAGCACATCGCCATATGCTGATTACTTACACTTAAGATCTTACACCGACGCCTCAGGCGGTAATGATAACTTAGTTACATTCCGCAAAGATAGCATCGGCATGAGAATTTGGCAGCGCAGCTGGGGTAGTACATCCGCTTATTCTGATTACCGTGATGTTACTCTTTACGGTGTTGGTAATAGTGGTGCTTTATATGCTGGTATCTACTACGATGGTAACGATACTAATTACTACATAGATCCTAACTCAACTAGTCAATCTGCTAGACTTAGAGGTAGAATTCTAATCGGTCCAAATACCACTTGGGGTGATTACTTACAAGTAGGTGGTAATGGTCGCGAATTTATCAACAATCAAAGTTATGCTTCTGTTGTAACTACAGACGGTAACTTGCATTTAGATGCAGCATCAGCTCATAATACGTATATCAACTACTATGATGGTAGTACTACATACTTCGGAAATGGTGCAAACTCTATTGTAGCAGAGATTAATGGCTCTGGTTACATGTATTCGCCTCGTTACTATGATCGTAACAATACAGGTTATTATGCAGATCCAGCTTCTACATCTAGAATGTCTGTTGTTGACGCGAATGATTTCTATAGTCGTGGTTGGTTCCGTAACTACGATTCTGGGGAAGGTTTATACAACCAAGCAACAACCCAACATTTCTATTCTGATAGTGATGATGGTTGGAACATTGCCGGTGGTTCAAATGTTAACTGGTTGAGATTCCGTGATGAATACAACGGTACTATTCGCGGTTCTGTATACGCAGAAAACAATAATAATATTGGTTTCTTGAGCAATTCAGGTAGTTGGGCTCTACGCACAAATAATAGTACTACTGAAATTTATGGTAGCTTGTATGCTAATATTATGTACGACCGCAACAATACTGGTTACTATGTAGATCCAGCAAGTACATCACAATTGAATACTGTTTATGGAAACAGATTTATTCATAGAGATGATGTGTCGCAAGATGATCAGTTTGGTCTATACTTCGCATCCGGTCAAAGTACTGCATACGCAATTTACCGTGAAGGTGGTTCTTGGTCTTCCCCATACCCTGATTTGAGAATTGCGTTCCATACCGGTATTAAGATGGGCGCGAACTCAAGCTACAATGGTATGAGATTCTATAATGATTATACCATGGCAACACAGGTTATGTCAATCAATAATGGCTCTGATGCATTAGGTGCCAATAACGTATATGTCAATAATAGCTTGCAAGCGGGTTCATCATTACGTGCTCCTATCTTCTATGATAGCAATAACACTGGCTACTATGTAAATCCAAATTCTACTTCGAGTATGAATGTTATTACTGCTGATAGATTTAACATGCGCGACAGAGGTGATTGGATTACTTTCTACGGAGACGATTCTGATTATCATGCAATAAGTTCGCGTGATACTGGAGGTAGTACTTCAGATGATATCCGTATTAACTCTTACGGTTCTGTATTCATCAACCTAGATTCTAATAATAACAATACTTCTTCTGCAGACTTCCGTATCGGTCGTCACGGTCTTGGTACTAGCTCTATACAGCAGTTGGGATTATTTGATGTATATGGTGATGCGCTATATGTTTACTCTGCTTATAGCATGCGTTCACCTATCTTCTATGATGCTAATAACAGCGGTTATTATGGTGACTTTGCATCAACATCTCGTTTTAATGCTGTACGAACTAATGAAAGTTACACTTATGGTTGGTTCCGTAACTATACACAAGGTCGTGGATTATATAACCAAGCAAACGGTTCTCATCTATATTCACCAGCTGCACAATACTGGAACTTAACCGGTAATAATAGCAACTCATCTATTAACTTGAGAATGCAATCTGGTTACAACAGTAATACAAGATTGTGGCTACACGGTTCTACCGATGGATGGGGTGGTTTCCTTAACACAGCTGGCGCATGGAAATTAAGAACGCGTGTTACTGATGGTTATTCTCCATCATTACAATTCCGTGAAGAAGGCGATGAATCTTGGACTGGCAACCCAGGTAACGATGTAGGTAAGATTGAATACCACTCTAACAGATTCTACATTGTATCAGGTGGTAACTCTAACCGTATTGTTCAA